CATGGCTGAAGAGAACGTTCTGTTCCGCGTCACCCGGCCGAACACGTCGATCTTCCACCCGGACCGGGCGGTCAGCCTGCTCCCGGTGCAGACCGGCGGCGAGATCGAGCTTCCTCTCACGACCGCGAAGTACCACGTCCGTAACGGTGTCGGCGTGATCGTGGAGCCCGGCACCGACGTGGAGCCGGAGCCCGAGGCCCCCGAGGCACCGAAGGAGCCCGAGGAGCCCAAGGCCCCCGAGGAGCCCAAGGCCCCAGTCAAGCGCGCCCCGGGCCGTCCGGCCAAGTCTGCCGAGTAACACCAGCACGAAAGGAGGGCCGTCATGTCGTACGCCACGTTGACCAGCGTCAGGACGGCCCTCGCCGCTGGCGGCGTAATCGACCCGACCAACGCCGGATCTCTGGCCGATGCGGATCTCCAGGACGCAATCGATGAGGCGGACGCCCTGATCGACGGCTACCTCACCGCCCGGTACGCACTGCCGATTGCCGGGGATGTCCCGCCCATCGTCAAAATGGTGTCGCGGGATCTCGCTGCGTCGTACGCGACGATCACCTACCTGGGAAGCATTCCTCTGCTGCCTACGCATCCTGTGCAGATCAAAGCGGCGTCCGCCATGGCGACGCTGGAGAAGATCCGTACCGGGGACGTCATGCTGTCCCTGCCTGGTGCCGGGTCTCAGCAGCGCACGGATAACCCGGCGGTGGAGAACCTCTACGAGGGCAACATGTTCACCCTGGAGCAGTTCGACCTCACCCGGGACTGGCGGAACTGCTGATGGCCTCGTTCTCAGAGCACGCCGACGAACTGATCCAGGCGACCGAGCATGATCTTGTGGGGTCGCTGACGGTGGACCAGGTGTACGCGCACTACCAAGAGGTGGGAGATACGTTCAACCACCCTCAGGGCGGTATTGCACGGGCCCTCGCCACGGCTCTCCTCACCAAGTACCCCGAGATCGTCCGCAACCTGGCAGACGCCGTCCTGGACGGCCGGGAAGCCATGCAGCAAGCCATGATCGACGGTACGGAAACGTTGAACCTGGAGTACTACGAGCTGGCCCCCCGCGAGTTCCACGACCTGCGGGCGTCCGGTTCTCCCGAGGTCATGGAGGGCGAGGAGCAGGTCTACCACCGGCCTCCGAACGTCCACCGGCTGTCCGAGGAAGAGCTACAGGCCAAGGCGGAACTCCGGGCACTGGGGATCTTCGATGCTGACTTCTGACTTCATCACCTGGCTGGCGGCCCAGGACATCGGTGTACCTATGCCCGTGATCTATCAGGGACCGAACGGGCCCGGTGCAGAGCCCCGGGAGCATCTCGTGGTCACCCCGGTCCCCGGCGGCGGCATGCAAGTGGACGGCCACATCGAGCAGCGGGTTTTCCAGATCAAAACTGTGGGCCCCATGGGACTGAATTCCCGTAACTGGAACGACGTCTTTTCTCAGACGGAACTCCTTGCCCGGCGCCTGGACAAAGTCATCATGAACACGTGGCGGCCGGTAATCGGCGGGGAACAGGTCGTCTACATTTCCCGTTTTGGTACACGGGTCCGGCAAGGAGGGCCGTCCGGCCAGCCTCTGGACAACGCCAACCGGCCAGCTTTCCAGACCATGTACGTGGTCGAGGCCGAGTCCGACATCTACGACGACTGAGGTAATCACCATGGCAGAGGACAAGACCACGGAAAAGGCGGCTCCGAAGGCGCCTGCGGCACGAGTCCAGGAAGTTGCGCCCGAACCGGCGCCGGAGCCTCTGGTGTTCCTGTACCTGGAACACCCTCACACCTGTTTCGAACTGTCCGGGATGGGGCTTTCTGATCTCGTTCCGGAGGGGACCGCCTATTCCCCGAAGGACGCTGACATGGTCCGGATGATGTGCCTGAAGTACAGGATCCGTTACCACGAAGGGCAGTAAATAGCCTGCCGTCGACAACCGTGATCCGGGTCTTTATACTTGCCACTGGCAGGCTTTTAAGGTCCGGGCGTAAGGCCGAATTGCCGTAATCACGGGCCAAGAAAACGCCCCTCCCTGACGAAACGGGGAGGGCTATCGAAGGAAGTGATTACTATCCCGGGCGCAATCAATCCCAAGAACGTTGTCGTCGGTGTCGCATCGGCCTGGATTCAGCCGTACGACCCGAACGTCCCTGCCCTCCTGCCTGCGGTCACCATCGCCAAGGGCGCCGACTGGGGCGGCAACTGGCAGAACCTCGGTGCCACTGACCAGGGCTGGAAGCTCACGGTGGGTACGTCCACCAAGTCGATCACCATCGAAGAGCAGTCCACTCCCGCTCTGGTCCTGGCCGACAACCACAGCTACCAGGTCTCGGGCGACATGGCCGAGGACACGCTCCAGCACGCTTTATGGGCGTACGGCGGCGGCACTCTGGTCACTACGGCGGCGGCCACCGGCATTCCCGGCTACCAGACCCTGAGCCTCCAGGACAGCCTGAACTACTGGGCGATCGGCCTGGAGACCGTCAACGTGCAGGGCTACTGGCGCCGGTACCTGCTTCCGCAGGGTGTCGTCGGCACCAACGTGGACACCTCGTTCCGCCGGTCCAACGAGAAGCGCATGTACTCCTTCCAGTTCGAAGGCACCTGCGCCCCGACCGACGTGCGTATCCAGGAGATGATCGCCGCCGCACTCTAAGCGGCGCGTCCCCTTCCAAGTTCTACTCACCCGGCACAGCGAGAAAGGTTTCACCATGGCATTCGTTGCTCACGAGGCGATCGAGCCCCTGGACTACGATTTCACCCACTTCATGGACGGTCCCGAGGCAAAGGGGACTGTCCCGGAGCCGAGCCAGCAGGCCATGGCGGGGTACCGCAAGGCCGTTCTCGGGGTCATCCGCGAGTACAAGGACGTTCAGGACGTCGAGCCGGACAAGTTAGACAACGACGAGCTTGACCGGATCACCGAGCGCGCTGAGGAGCTGGAGAAGCGCATGGACGAGCTGACGGCCCGTCTCTGCAAGAACACTCCCTCGGTGGAGACGCTCGGGAAGCTGCCGTGGCGCCACAAGGTGATGTTCTCGAAGTGGCTCCAGGAGCAGTTCAACCCGGGAAAATTGACGGGCGTTACGAAGGACTGACCGGGGGAGAGGACCAGCGGCGGTTGTATTACACGCTGCTGAAAATCTTCCACATCACCCGGCAGCAATGGGATGAAATGCCCTGGCACGATCAGCGCATGTACGTTGAACAGCTGAACAAGGATCCCGAGTACAACGAGGACGGGGAATCCGGCGGGTCGGAGGCGCAAGAACTGACTAGCTGGGATGACCTTCCTCCGGGGGCCTAAAAGACTCGCCGTGCCGGGTGGAGATCGTAGGGTCGGGGCTGTAAAAGGCTCCGACCCTACGAGCGTTTTAGACTCTGGCTAATCGCCCCTTTTAGCAGGTAATCTTGGAATCTGCAACGCAATGCGGGTCAAGGGGATGATGAGAGGGAGCGCCAGTGTCCGGAACGTATTCGGCCGGAGACATCGAAGCCTCCCTCAAGTTAGACCGGTCTGACTTCAACCGGGAACTCACGCAGGCCAAGCGGGATGCCGAGGATTTCCAGAGTCAGAAGTACTCCCCGAAGGTTTCTCTGGATGACACCGAGGCCAAGGCGAAAATCCAGTCGCTCAAGCAGGAACTCCAGAGTCTTCACAACATCACGGTCAGTGCCGCGTTATCAGGGTTTGACGGGGTCACTACGCAGTTAGCAGCCCTCCAGGCGCAAGCCGACCACCTGAATGGCATGGTCATCACGATCCGTGCCGATGTGGACACGTCCGCAGCTGCAAGAGGCCTGATCTGGTTAGACGAGTCGATCACGGCAATGAACACCCGGAGTATCAACATCCACGCGGATGTTGATACTCGCGTTGCTGCGGCATCCCTGGCGGCTCTGAGAGCGGCGGCGGCGGATCCGATCACCATTCGTACCCGTACGGACGGGGATAATCCCACCCCCGATCCGGGGGTGCCCGGCGAACCCGGCGACCGCAACCGGAACCGGAGAATCGGCGGTGGGGACGGCAACAGCGCGCTCTTTTCCAAGCTGTTCAGCCTCCCGGGGCTCATCGCCGCCGTGGCCCCTCAGATTCCCGCGCTCACCACACTGCTTGGGGGCGCTACCGCAGCTGTTACTTCCTTCGGTGTCGCGGCCGGTGGTGCTCTCGGTATCTACGGGGCCGCCACGATGGGTGCTGTCAAGCAGGCGACAGCGCACGAGAAAGCCGTCCAGTCGACCGACAAGGCCCTCCAGGCGGCCCAGGCCCGGCTTGCTGGAACCACGGCCGGTACGACGGCGTACAAGAACGCCCTGAAGGCTGCTACGGAGGCGGAGAAGGCCCACAAGAAGGCTCTGGACGACCTCACGCCGTCGGAGAAGTTGTTCACGGACTCCCTGAACAACACTCAGACCGCCTGGAAGCAGTTCATCGGGGCTACCGAGGCCTACACCCTCCTGCCGGTCAGCACGGTGCTTCAGGGAGTCACCGCAGCTCTGCCCAAGTTCATTCCCCTGGTCAAGGACTTGGCGCCGGTTGTACAGGGTGTCGCGGTCAGCCTGAAGGAGTGGATGTCGGGTGACGGGCTGGTCCGGTTCGTCGACTTCCTGCGTACCTATGGCGTGCCGATCGTCAAGAACACGATCGAGGGGTTCAAGGGCTTTCTGACGGCGGGTGGGGCGATCATCCGGGCGTTCGGTCCGTGGGCCGAAAAGATGTCCGAGTTCTTCAAGCACATCGGAGAAGAGGCGGACAAGTGGGGCCGGAACGGGGGACCGGAGCGCTTCAAGGACAGCGTCAAGCGGGCGTGGGTCCAGGTTGAGCCGATCCTGACCGGGCTATGGAAACTCGCCAGGCATGTGTGGGACGTTCTCAACGGAACCGGGCAAAGCAACGGCTCCGCTTTGGCGAATGTGATCAGTGGCGTCGGTACGGCCGTCGGCACCGTCAAGCCCGCAGCGGTCAAGGCCTTCACCGAGATCTTCACGTCTATCTCTGACGTTGCTGTGCAGCTGGCACCCGTTATCGGGATCACATCCAAAGCCATCGTGGACATCATCAACGTGCTGCCTCCCGGCACGATCCGGGCCATCGCAGACGCCATGATCGCGTGGAAGCTGGCTATGCTCGGCTGGAGCGCCGCTGTCGCTATATGGACGGGTCTGACCGTCGTATTCGGTTTGGCGATGGACGCCTGGCTCCTGTTGAGTCTTGCTTTCGCACTGTCCCCGCTCGGGGTCATCATCACAGGTGTTGTCCTGCTTATCGGCGTCATTGTCCTGATCGCCACAAAAACCACGTGGTTCCAGACAATTTGGAAATACACCTGGAATGCGATCAAGGTTGCCTGGGACTACACCTGGAGCGCCATCAAGACCGCGTTCAGTGCCACGGTCGAATTCTTGCGTGGCAAGTTCGGACTGCTTGCCCTGCTGCTTGGCCCTATCGGCGCCATCGCCTGGATTGCTGCGAACTGGCAGAAGGTCTGGGGCGTCATCAAGGGCGTCTGGAACGACATAGTTGCAGGCGCTCTGTGGCTGTGGGGCTACATCAAACCGGTGTTTCACGGAATCGCGGTCGCCTTCGAAACAATGGCCATGATCTTTTGGAAGGTGCATGTCACCATCATCAAGGTCGTGTTCATCCTGCTGGAAGCAGCCGTCAAGGCGCTCTGGGTGTTCGTCCTCAAGCCGGTGTTCGGGTGGATCGCCGCAGGCTGGCACGCCCTGGGTGACGGCATCATGTGGGTCTGGCATCACGTCATCAAGGCCGCCTGGGACCAAGTTGCAGCAGGGGCGGGCTGGGTGTGGACACACGGGATCAAGCCTGCGATTGGAAAGATCACGGATGCCTGGCACGCCATGGGCGACGGCGTCATGTGGGTCTGGCGTCACCTGATCAAACCGGCTTTCGATCTGGTGGCCGGGGGCTCCACCACCTTGTGGAAGAACCACATCTCGCCGTCCTTCGACGGGATCAAGGCCACCATCAGCTCAAAGTGGGATTGGCTCAAGAAGTGGGTCTTCAGCCCGATGGGGACGTTCTTCACCAAGATCATCCCTGGATGGGCCGATCTGATGAAGGGCAAGCTGATCACGGCCTTCGACACAGCCTGGAAGGGCATTCAGAAGGTCTGGGACAACGTCAAAAAGGCGATCGGTTCGCCTATTTACCTGGTGGCCAAATACGTCTGGAATGATGCGATTTACGGCATCATGAACAAGATCAGCGGATTCGTACACCAGAAGAACCCGCTCGGGAAAATTCCGCTGGACAACATCCCGCACTTCGCAGCCGGTGGCCCGGTGCGCGGCGGCACCCCGGGCAAGGACTCGGTTCTGTCCATGCTGATGCCTGATGAACACGTCCTCACCCGCGAAGACGTGGCAGCCATGGGCGGACAGCAGGCAGTTGCCCGTTTCCGCTCCGCCCTGCACGGAGGAGCCCCGGTCCAAGGCGCCAACAACACCGGCTACTTCGGCATCGGCGGCTGGATCGGTGATGCAGGTTCCGCCCTGGCCGGGACCGTCAGCAAGGGTCTGGGCGTGCTCAAGGACGCCGTCCTGGGCGCTGTGGGTGTCGTAGCCAACCCGCTCCTGAACGCGGCCGAAAAGACCGTCAACACGCTCATCCCGGCGGACGGCGGATGGCACAACCTGGCCAACGGGGCTATGAAGCAGCCCATTGAGTGGATCAAGAGCTTCATCAACAAGGAAGACAAGAAGGCGCAGAGCGTCGGGGGAGTCATCCCGGCCGGACAGCACCTCGCGATCATCGACGCGGCACTGAAGGCCGCCGGTGCCCCGCCGCCCGGAACCAAGGAGCAGTGGGAAGCCGGGATGAACACGCTGATCCAGCGTGAGTCCGGGTGGAACGCCTCCGCCATCAACAACTGGGACAGCAACGCGAAGGCAGGTCACCCGTCTCAGGGTCTGACGCAGACGATCCCGTCCACGTTCGCCGCGTATGTTCCGCCCGCGCTGCGGAGCCTGGGCATCCTCAACCCGATCGCCAACGTCGCGGCCTCCGTCCGCTACATCAAGTCCGTGTACGGCGGTATCCAGAACGTCCAGCAGGCGAACGCCAACAAGGCCCCCAAGGGCTACTGGACGGGTACCGACGGGGCGGCCCCGGGCCTTGCGTGGGTCGGTGAGAAGGGCCCCGAGCTGGTCGAGTTCCATGGCGGCGAGGTCGTTCACAACCACATCGACTCCGCGCGTATGGCGGCGACCGGCAGCCTGCCCGGCTACGCCTCCGGTACCAAGAAGCAGCGGGCCGCCGTCCGTCATGCCTACAACGAGCGGGACAACGACACGGACCGCCGTAACGCGGCCCAGAAGTCTTATAACGCGGCTCACACGAAGTACCTGAATGCCACCACGGTCAAGGAGCAGCAGGCCGCGCGCAAGGAAATGGACAAGTACGAGAAGCGGATCAACAACGCGAACAAGGAGATCGCGGCCGACAACAAGTTGATCAAGCTGAACGACAAGCGGTACAAGGATGCTTCGGCGGCGGTCCGCAAGGAGCGGGCGGACGCTGCGGCCCTGGAAGCCGCCCGCAAGAAGTCGCAGAACGCGCAGATCTCGGCAATCAGGACGGCGATCCAGAACAGGATCAACGCCGTGAAGGCCGAGATCGACGCAAAGATCCAGGTAGCTACCGATGCTCGTAACGGCTACTACGACGCGGCGAAGCAGAGCGGGCAACTGACCAACCTGACGGGCAACCGGGCGGCCGGGTTCACCCAGCAGCTCCAGGCCAAGATCACGGCTATCAAGAACTTCCAGGCCAACTTGCACAAGCTGGCCACCCTTGGTCTGTCCCAGGGTGTTATCCAGCAGATCGCGGCAATGGGTCCGGACCAGGGTGGGGCGCTTGCTCAGTCGCTTGCCCGGACAACGACGGCAGCCGACGCGAAGGATCTGAACGCGAAATACGCGGAGCTGGACAAGGTCTCTGGACAGTACGCGGATTCCGCTGCCAATGACGGGTTCGGGTTGAGCAAGCTCAAGGCAGAATCCGCTGTCCTGTCCAAGACGAAAATTACTGTTACAGCACCTCATACGATCATGGTTACTATTGACGGAAAGACCTTCAAGGCCCACACGGAAGCGACCGTGGATGCGAAGGTGACCGAGATCGTAGCCGCTGCCGGAAAGAAGAAGTGACATGCCGGTTGTAGTCCCTACCGGAGCCCCGGTCTCCTCTTCAACAACGGATTCCACCTCGTTCGACAGCCGTATCCGGGTTATCGACGACCCGGCTTTCGGCGGCGTCCGAATCAAGATCGATTACTCGCTGGACCTCAACTTATGGTCCAGCCCCTTCCAGTGCACGGTCTACCGGAAGCACGATGACGGCTCCGTGTACACCGTGCGAGGGGGCGACCCCTACCTGAACTACACAGGCAAGGGCTGGCTGTATGACCAGGAAGCCCCTTTGGGCCAGCCCGTGTCCTACTACGTCGTCCCTGTCGACGCCGACGGCACCTCCGGTGTCCAGTCCGCCGCCGCCTCCATCATCACCGGGACGCCCGCCGGGGGCTTCAACGCGCCGGATATGTGGCTGGTCAATCTGGCCGACCCCAGCGCCTCCCTCCGGGTTCGCGGTACCAGCACGCTTTCCGGTAACTACAACGGACGCAGCGACAAACAGGTTGTCCTCGGCAGCCCCTACCCCACAGTGACCCCGGACACCCGGAACGGTCTGAGCACCCAGATAACCGTGCTCACGGTAGGAAAACAGGAGTTCCTTGCCATGCAGGAACTCCTGAAACAGAGCATCATCATGAGGAAGTCGTCATTATGGGAGCGCCCTGACGGCTATTTCACTGTAGACGATGTTTCTTACGCCTCACAGGCCGCCGCAACCGGTCGCGGCGTGTACGCGTGGCAGATGAGCCTCACCGAGGTAGGCCGCCCCAACACGTACGGGCAGACCGTGGCCAGCCCCTCCTTCACATTCAAGGCATACCAGGCTCAGTACCCGCTGTTCAGCGACGCCCCCGCACTGCCCTTCGATGCCATCCAGGGGGGCAACGTCATGGACCCCAACACGTCCAGCCTGGAAACCGACGCCTCACAGTGGGTGGCAAACACCAACACGACGATCGCGTGGTCGGCAGCCCAGGCCAAGCAGGGCACGCACTCCCTGAAGATGACCGCCACAGCGGCGGGTGTTTTCGGAGCGTTCACGGGGCCGCGTTTCCCAGTGAACCCCAACAGCACGTACACCTTCACCGCGTGGCTGTACAGCCCGAACGGGCTGGTGGCAGACCTTCAGCTCGACTGGAAAGACGGCGCAGGCATCTACCTCTCCAGCGACTCCCTTGGCGAGTGGGGTCTGACCGTGGCCCTTACCCCGAACATCTGGACCAAGGTGATCCTGGCCGTCAAGCCGGTCCCCGGGTCTGCCCTGGTCACACCGCTGGTCCGCCTGACGGCGACAGCGGGAGGTCAGATCGGCTACGCGGATGCCATGACGCTGGAGAACATCTGATGCTCACTCACTCGGAACGCCTGGGACGGATGCTGGCCGACGGCACTCCGCTGAAGATCGAACCGGTACTGGAGTGGTCCCCGGACTGGGCCAACTGGTATCCGCTGGACATCCTTGGCGGCAGCCACACCCAGGACCGCACGAGTACCGTCCGGTGGACCATGAGCTGCACCGTGGCGAAGAACATCCCGGTGGGGTTCGACGGCATCCACCCCTATGGCTGCCGTCTCCGGCTCCAACTGGCTGTGTCCTTCCTGGGGTCGTCACCCGAATACATCCCCGCAGGCCTGTATTCGGTCACGTCGGTCACAGAGAACTTCAACAACCTGGGTATCGCAGGCTCCAGTTTCGAACAGGATGTCATCGACAGCACGTTTCCCGTGGTCCGGAACCTGCCGGACAACCGCTCGATGACCTACCGCAGGCAAGCGGAAAAACTGATCTCCGAAGCTGTTCCGGACGCCCGGTACCTCTGGGATCCCCGGCTGTCCGCGAACGCCGCCATGACCTCCATGGCCGTAGACAGTGACCGCTGGTCGGTCATCCACGGGACCGCCAACGACGCATCTGTGGCCACAGCGCTCGGTGCGGACGCCCTCTGCGATGCTTCGGGAGCGTTCTCTTTCGTCCGGCGCCCTTCCCTCGCAGACGATCCTGTGTGGGCGGTTTCTGAGGACACGCAGACCAAGATCTCTTCGACGTTCGCCTACGACCGGCAGAACGTGTTCAACCTTGTCGTAGTCACCGGGACCCCTGCCGATGGCGGCAGTCCGGTCGGCCCCGTGTTCGTGTGGGACGACGATCCGTACTCCCCGACCTACGCAGGCCCGGATCCCGTGAACCATCCGGAACTCGCAGGGCACTTCGGAGTCAAGCCCTACCGGTACGACTCCCCGCTCATCACCAGCGACCGGCAGGCCTGGCAGGTCGGTCACGCAATCCTGGCCGACCTCGTAGGCGAATCCAAGACGGTGTCCTTTTCAGGCCGCTACAACCCCTGCCAGGAAGCCGGAGACGTCGTCCTGATCACCCGGGCGGACGGACAGCCGGAAGGCCACCTGGTGGACTCTCTCAGCTACACGTGGGCCTCGGGCGCCGCGTCCTACACCACGCGTAGTACCAAGCAGGAGGTCACCGTTCATGTCTGAGGCTGCGAACCTGCTGTCCAAACTCACTCAAAACGACCGCGCCGTAAAAACGCTCCGAGCCACTGTCTCCTCCTACCGGGAAGACGGAACGGTCAACCTCAGCTACGGCACATCACGTATGTACGGGATCCCCTGCCTGGCCTCCTACACCGCGCGGGCTATCGGGGACGTGGTGCAGGTGCTGGACCTCGGCAACAGCGTCTGGGTGGTCCTGGGGCGTATCGGCGGGACCGACTCCGGGTTTGTCGGCCCCGCTGCCCAGAACAGCGGATACCAGCAGTACTACCTGGACACTCTGACCAGCCGGGGTACAACGGATATCGGGTACGAAGGCTATATAGGATCTTCCGGCGCCGACAAAGAGCGGCCCCTCATGCTGGCATGGTCCTACTACAACGGCTTTGCCAACACGATGAACCTCGCTTTCTCACCCAAGACCTCCGCAACGGTTTACGTCGCCCGCAGCAACCGGTTACACGGACAGCGGGAAGCGGTGGAAATGCGGCTCTGCCCGCACAACTACAACACGCTTCCGAGCACCATCACACTGGATACAGCGTCTTTCAGTCCCGTCAATTTCCGGCTGGAAGTAGGGGAAGTACGAGCCATCCCCTTGCCCGCAGACTGGTTTGCGGCAGCCGCCGCAGGCACCCCGACCATCAAGGGGTTCGCCGTCCAGCCCATCACGGTAAGCCCATCAACGTCGGGTTACGCGATTTTCAGTCCCACATCGGGCGGTTACCGCACGTTTTAATCGGTATAGTTGTTCGACAGTAAAGGAGGGAATCCGTGGGAGCCACGTACAGCGCGTTTTCTGCACTTCCGGTGCCGGATACCGCAGCCAACAATGACGTCCCCTACTGGTTATCCCAGCTGGTAGCCGTCATGGATACCAAACTTCTGCTCACCGCCACCTCCACGACGGACCGGGACAGCCGGTACTTCAACGCACCGTCAGGAGTGCTCTGCGTCGTCCGCGACGGCACTGGGGCGATTCTCGGCGTGTACGTGAAGACGTCCAACGCAGGGACGTCTGTCTGGGCTACTGTCTGGGCCGCCCCCGTTCCGCAAGTGCCGGTCAACATCCCCCTCTCGGACGGCGTGCAGGTAACGAACGGTAAACCGCCTGTTGCTGTTTACAACCCGGCGGTAAACACGTGGTCACTCTGGGGAAACGTCGCTTTCACCAACGGCACCAATATCCCGACCAACACCATTCTCGGAACTATTCCGGCTGCGATCTCCCTCAGTACGGTCCAGCCCTACTACGAAGGTGTTGCCCCCACCTCGGTCGGAGGAGCTGGCAGCCCGTCCGGAGGGGCAAAAATTTCTTTCCAGCCCGGCGGCAATATCGTGGTATTCCTACCACCCGCTGTCTCCCCGGCCTGGGTCGGTTTTGACGGTATTGTACTTCCGGGCGCGTAGGGAGAATTGACGTGGCTCGTTTCATTTACGGTGGCGGGGGTGACGGTGACATCATCAAGCCCACGGGTGTCCCGTACATCAACGCCGGTGCAAACGTGTTCGACGCCCGGTCTGGTGGGTCCCAGATTTCAGACCTCCAGAACATTTCCGGCGTCGCTATCACCTCGGTAACCACCGATGCATTCGGACAGGCGATTTTCTACGGCCCCGACAACTACATCGGAGTCCTCTGGCTCGACTTCGGCAGCGGCGTCCGATGGGCTGTATCCCCCAAGGCGGTGGACCTGGCGGCGACGCGTGCCGTCGCGGTACAGCGGGCGGCCGACGCTGCGGCTACGACCCCCACCACGAAGGCAGGCCTCCCGTACAACGCGGCAGACCCCCTGGAGCAGGCTCTCGCCACTGCTCTGGACCCTCTGGTCATCCCGCGCTTCGCCAGCCCGTCCGCCCGGGATGCGGCGTTCCCGTCCCCTCAGAACGGTGACCGCGTCTGGCGCACCGACCTGGCAGCGGAGCAGATTTACAACGGCCAGCTGGGGTTGTGGCGGGCCACGTCCTTCGCCTACAACTTCGGCACCGTGGGCGGCTCTGTCACGGTCTCCAACACAACGACAGAAACTGTGCTGGCTACTGCGGCGGTTCCCGCAGGGGTGGTAGCCGGTGCCACCTACCGGATCACTGCCTACGGCACGCTGATTCAGGCTGCCAGCACCACCCCGAACATCAGCTTCAGGACCAAAGTCGGCGGTATCTCCGGAACCACGATGAGTTCCACCCTCTTCACCGCCGCAAGCAACGCGTCCCCGGCTCCCCGCCCCTGGCGGGCGGAAGGGTTCATCACCGTTGTCTCCACAGGTACCAGCGGTACCTGGTTCGGAAACCTGGGCACGCAGTCTTCCATCACGTCCACTACCTCTTTGAATACGGCTGACGCCTCGGTTCGTACCGACGGAACGACAGCGGTCACCCGCGATACCACGGTGTCTCAGCTCCTTGTGCTGACCGCACAGTGGAATACCGCGTCCACTTCCAACATTTGTGTCCAATACGGGTGGGTTTGGGAGAGGATCTGCTGATGGCCCGGTTCCTTTACGGCGGCGGAGGCGACGGAGACGTCATCAAGCCTGCCGGTACACCGTTCATCAATACAACAGCGCTCGTGTACAACTCCCGGTCCGGCGGGTCGCAGATCACAGACCTCCAGAACATCTCCGGCACGTCCATCAGCCAGGTGACAACGGACTCCGTTGGGCAGGCGATTTTCTTCGGGCCGGACAACTACATCGGGGTTCTGTGGCTCGACTTCGGGGCAGGCAGTCCCGTCCGGTGGGCAGTTTCGCCCAAGGCGGTGGATCTGGCCGCGAACCGGGCCATCGCAGTGCAGCGGGCAGCAGATGCGGCTACGCCGTCTTTCACTGCGAAGGCGCACCTTCCCTATAACACAGCGGATCCTCTGGAGCAGGCGCTCACTACCGCGCTCGACCCTATGGTCATTCCGCGCTTTGCCACGTCTGCGGCCCGGGATGCGGCTTTCCCTGCCCCTACTGCGGGGGACCGGTGCTATCGCACTGACATCAAGAGCGAGCAGCTTTACAACGGGACAACCTGGATTTCTTCAGGTCTCTCGCAGACCTGGACAATGTCTCTGGCGGCGTCCACTACAAGCCCGACGAACCTCACCCTGGCAGGCAGCTATACCCAGGTGAACAAGCAGGTCAACGGCATGTTTTCCATTCTGTTCGGCGCTACCAGTACGGCAGGCACCGGGACGTATCAGAACTTTGCTCTGCCTGTAACGGGGGCGCGGCCGGTGGACGGGATCGAAATAGCCATCGGGACGTTCACCGCTGTATTCGCTTCGAATACATATAACGGGTTGGTCATCGTCGGTACCGGCACTAGCACTTTCACAAATGTCGCGCGTTTCAGGTTCTCCGACGTGGCCGGGGCGGGCTCCTCCAGCTGGTCGGCTACCAGCCCTGCTGCCCCGGCCAGCGGCAACTATGTTTCAGGTACTTTCACTTACACAGCAGTATGACCTCAAGTAACCAAGGAGATTTATCATGCCTATGGAGCCTACGCCTTCAAGGATGTCCGGGTACCCGTTCACCAGCGTTTCGGTGTTCCCTGATCAGGGCAGTTTCGGCGCTACCATCTACATATCCACTCTCGAACAAGAATCACCGTGGACTCACGAGGAGTTACGTACTGCTCTAATCCTGGGCTTGCAGCAGCATCTGGGCGGTGTGGATTTGAACCGGATCTACGCCACGGAGTACACCGAAACCTCCGAAACTCTGGTCCTTCCGGACCCGGAAACTCCTATAAACGTACCGCCCGTCGGCTAACAACCGTTCTTCTGAAAAGGCCTTCTTTGGTACGATCCAAAGAGGCTGAATCTGGTTCCCGAGGGGTAAATCAATGAGTGTTCCGTTAGATACCCTCATAACCACCGGTGCAGTGGTTTTCGGGAGCTTATCGACCTACGCAGGGACGCGGTACATGGGCCGGAAAACGCAGGCCACAGAGAACCGCAAGGTAGACCTCAACGAATTCGAGGTCTTCAAGAAGGCCTACTACGAGCAGATCGCCGAATTCAAGGAACGCTATGCGATCCAAGAGCAGAAGATGAACAAGGTAGAACGGCTGCTCCGGCTGGCCCTCAAGCACATCCGCGACCTGCGTACAGACATGCGGCAGCACGAGGTCATTCCCTCGCACGGGACCCCGCCCGAGCTGGAAACCCTGCTGTGGACCCTGACGGACGATGACGACGATGCGGAGGTAGCCGCGTCGCACCCTGGGCCGGGGGAGTGATGCGTGTCTCCCGGGCCGTCCTGCGTCAGAGCCTGATAGCCGCAGGTGCGAAGAGCGGGACATGGGGTGAGCCCGGTCCCGCTGAAACCCTCGCAGCGATCGCCCTTGCGGCGTCAGCAGTCCACGGTGAAGCGGACTGCGGCAAGACGGAGGGGCCCCGGGTCGGCTGCTTTCAGATCGAAAGCCGTCCGGAACAGCTCGGACGGGGCACCCCCCGGGACCGGGAGTGGATCACTGCCAGCCTTTCCCACGAATGTCTGGCGGCTGTGGCTCTGACGCTCATGAACGGGCTGAAGATGTGGCCCGAGTACACGTCCGGGGCCTACCGGCGCTATCTCCCCGAGGCGCATCCGCCGTCTATCCAGCGGCCCGAGAACGCCGTCCCTTACCAGGAGGCCACTGTGTTTCCCGGTGTCCCGCTACGGCTGCTGATGCGCGCCTGCGGGTGGATCGCCCCGTCCAACAAGGATGCCGACCGGATCGCCAAGATCAACGGCTTTTCCTCCGCCGCAGACGTTCCCGCAGGGCACGTTGTGCGGATCCCCGTACAGCGGGGCTGGTAGTCAGCTCCGTGGTGAAAACCGAGTGAGAGGACTCTCGTGAAGAAGTTCCTGGACATCCCCTTCCTGAAGGACGTTGCGGAGCGCACCGTCTCTACCTACGTACAGGCGTTTCTGGGCCTGGAACTGTCCGACATGGCCAACCTGACGAGCATCGGCGCGACCAAGGCGGTTGCCATCGCCGCGCTGCCTGCGGCGTTAGCCGTGATCAAGGCGGGTTTCAAGGGCGCCGCGAAGCAGGACTCGGCTGGCGTCTGACCTGCAAAGAGAGGGGCGGCAGTTCCTTGGAGCTGTCGCCCCTCCGCTATATGATCAGCGTTGGATGCAGGCTTTACAGCGGAGGTACACAAGCATGGCCGCTATGCAGCACACAGCGCAGGACCGGTGTGACCGGTGCCGGGCGCAGGGCTACACCACGTGGGACATTGCGGGCTCTTCGCTCACCTTCTGCGGGCACCACACCAACGCGTACGGGGACATTCTGACGCAGCGGGGTTACACGCTCCGGGTGGATGACACCATCGCACTTCACGCGAGGTAATAGGCCTCCCTACCACTCAACTGTTAAGGTAGATACCGATCACCCCATGGTCTTCCGCAGGAAACTCCAGCGGACGCACGAAAGGTCAGGTGATTGCCCCTCATGACGGACAGCATCAAGATCAAGCAGCCCGATATGACGGAAACGTCCTGACCTGAGGCGGTGATCACATCTCCCTGGTGGCCGGTCTGAGATGACCGGCCACCTCGGAGAAGGGATCGACCCCATGGCCCCGGCGGGTCGAGCAAACAGCCCCCTGCCGGGGCTTCCGCACATCGACAGGAGGAAACCACTGTGAGAGTCCTCGGAGTGGTCGTGAACTTCCGGGTGATAGCCGTGGCTGTCCTCTGCCTCTGGGGCGCCGTGCGCGCTCTCCGGGACAGCCGATGACCGCCGTACTTGAAGCGCCCGTCAAGCCGCCTCTACGGCCGTATCAGGCGGCAGGGGTGGAGTTCCTCAAGGAACATAACCGAGCGTATTTGGCCGATGACCCGGGGCTCGGGAAGTCGAGACAACTCCTGGAAGCCTCCGTGGGCCGGACACTCATCCTCGCCCCCGCGATGATCCTGGACTCCGGTACCTGGCGGAACGAGGTCAACCGGTGGGCGGACGACCCCGGCCGGTTCACGTACGTCCCCTACACGTCACTGTGCCACCGGGAAACCACACCCGGAGAGTTCCTGTACGAGCGGATCGACGAACCCGACCAGAGGCTCTTCGGTGCCCGGGACAACAACCCCCCTGCACTCATCACCGACGAAGACGTACTGGACGAAAACGGCAAACTGCTACTCGGTTTCATCCCCGTGCTCGACAAGAAGGGGAACCACAAGCGGCGCCCCTCCCGGTCCAAGGTCATCCCGATACCCCGTCCCGAGTACGACCAGCACTGGGACACGATCATCTGCGACGAAGCCCAGTTGCTCAAAGGCCGCAAAACCACCTGGGTCGACGCGCTCAAGATCCTCTCGAAGAAGGCAGACCGGCTGTGGCTGGCCTCCGGTACCCCGATCTCCAACTACGCCCCCGAGCTGTTCGCCCCGCTCCAGCTGATCCACCCGGAGCTGATCGGCAACGGCCAGAAATTCGGCTCCTACTGGCGATGGGTCGGGCAGTGGTTCCACGTCAACGAGTCCCAGTTCGACAAGCACGCCAAGGACGTCGGGGACCTCCTGCACTGCTACCCGGAATGCCTTGTGCGCCCGCCGTGGGACCCGTGCGAGCACTACGAGAGATTCTTCAAGCAGAACCTCGGGGACCGGTACATCCAGCGCCTGCGGGACGACGTGCTGCCGGACCTGCCTCCGCTGGAGATGCAGACCGTGCTGACGCCGATGACCAAACGGCAGGGCGTCGAGTACCGCAAGATGAAGAAGGACTCTCTGGCCTACGCCCTGGACGGCCAGATGATGGTCGCCTGGTCCAAGGGAGCGGCTCACGTGAAGCTGGACAAGATGGCGACCGGTCTAGGCCTTTTCACCGGGGGCATAGAGGAGTCTGGGAAGCTGGACCAGCTGCGATTCGACCTTGCGGAGCGGGTGTACCCCACGCTGGTGGTCGCGCACTACCAGGACACCGTGTCCGCGTGCGCTGAGGTGGCCCGGTTGCTTGGTAAGAAGGTCGAGCAGATCGACGGCCGTACCAGCAAGGGAGACAGGCTGAAGTTTGTGACGGACTTCCAGGCTGGCAAGCTGGATGTGCTGGTGGGATCTCTGGAGACGATCTCGGAGGGTCTGACGCTCACGGCCGCTGATCTTGTGATCTTCGTCGAGCACTCGTGGAAGCCTTCCAGGAATCAGCAGGCTCTCCGGCGGGTGCACCGGCTGGGGCAGACCCGCCCGGTTACGGCGTACGACTACGTGACCCCGAAGAGCGTGGACGAGGGCAAGCGGGAGCTGCTGGCTACGAAGCAGGACAGGGCGATGCGTACGCTGACCTGGGGTGTTGTCAAGGCTCTCCTGTAAGTGTTAGGGTAGATACATACCCGAGAGACACCAAACCAAGGAGACTCCCATGGCCGACAGGATCCTGTACGTCGTAGCCACCTCCCGCGAGAAGGCAGAGCAGCAGTTGCTTGGTCTGGCGCCCGTGCAGTACGGCCTCACGGACCGGGCGGACGCGGACGACATTGCCCGCACCTTGAACGGTAAGAACTTGAAGGTGTACGCGGGCACGTACCAGGTTTTCCCGGCCAAGGTCACCGTCGAAATGCTGGAGGACTGAGCAGTGCCGAGCATCACCCCCAAGGCCGCACCCGTCAGCGCGGTGCGGCCCACCCCAGTCGTCTACCCGAGGGTCACCGAAGACGACGCCGTGATCATGGGTTTCGACCCGGGCGGCAAGGAAGGTGACGACAAGGGCGGGCACGTCGGGATTGCCCTGGCCTGCCGGTCCTACACCGCAGACCCTGAGGTCCCCGGGGGCTGGTCCCTTCAGTCGCCCGGCTGGAGGGTCTACGACACCTTCGAAATGTCCCCGGACGAGTTCATCCGGTGGTTCGCCACCAATACGTCCGCGATCGACCTGATTTTCGGTGAGATGTTCCGGCTGGACAAGGAACGCGCCTACACGCTGATCGGGTCCAGCATGCCGACGTCACAGCTCATCGGCTGGGTCCGCATGCACTGCATGCTCTACGCCACGAACATCCAGGTGAACTGGCAGTCGAACATGGTCCTGAAAGGCCCGACTGCGGCGATCCTGCGGGAAAAGGGGATCCGGCCGGTGTCCCCGGCGGGCAAGAACACTGCCCGGTTCAGCACGGGGGACCACCAGCGAAGCGCTGAACTCCACCTCTGGCACGGTCTGATGCGCGCTGGGCTTGTCGAAGGAATTAGCTCTGACATAGGGTAGATAAGACCACCGCGACGCCGCGCCCCCATACTCAGGAGACATCTTATGACGACAGCCCCTAGCGAAGAGAGTGTTTGGCACGAAAAGCGCAGTCGCCAACACCATCTGTACCCCGGACAGCGCCAGGCTCTTCAGCTCTACGCCCGGGGATTGAAGTACAGCGAGATCGCGGAAGAAATGGGCCTCGCCATCGGCACGGCTCGTTCCTACGTCGGAGCGGCGGTCACGGTGCTGGGGGCCGACAATCCGACGCACGCTGTCGAGCTGGCCATCGAGCGCGGCGAGATCGAACCAGCCGACAACAGCTGATCTGAACAACTTCCGCGAGGGAGGCACCGGATGATCCGGTGCCTCCCTTTTTGTGTTTCCTGATGTAGCCCTGTTCGCAGGACTTGTTGCAGGGCTATTTGCGGGTACACTTCTGAGCATCCCCGGAAAATAGCCGTCCAGCGGTGTCACCGGGTACTAGTAGCCACTCCTGGCGTTGCTAGGATAGAACTCTCTTCCCCGCTGCTTCGGAGACCCCTCCATGACCACACCCCTGCCGCATTTGAAGGTCAGCTACACCGGGCTCACCACCGGTCGTGACTGTCCGCTCAAGCACGCGTGGCATTACAGGCTCGGGTACCGGGCCATCGACTCCGACAAGAAGCTGCAACTCGGCTCCGCCTGGCACGAATGCGTCCTGGAGAACCACTACCGGACGATCAAGGACTACCAGGACTTCACCGACACCGGCCGCTCCCCGATGCGGGGAACCACCGACGAGGAAAGCCTCCTGTCCGTCGCCCGGGACAGCGTGCACGCCCACCTCAACGCCGCCCTCAAGGGCGAACAGTTCAGCAACCTCGCACCCGACGACTACGACACGCTCAAGTGGATGTACGACGGCTACGTCCGGCACTACGGCTGCGACCCCCAGTGGCGCATCCACGACGTGGAATACAAGGGACTCGCCCCCCTCGGCACCATCACCACCCCAGCCGGAGACCGTCCCGTCGTCCTCGACTTCCGGATCGACCTCGTGGTGGAAGACCTCGAACTGGGCGGCATCTTCGCAGTCGAATCCAAGTCGGCCGCCTCCCTGTCGACCCGGTTCGCGATGGAACTGGACGACCAGACCGGCCTGTACGAGTGGGCCTTCCGCGTCAGCGACCACCCCATGGCCGGAGCAATCAACGGATGCGTCCGCTCCGAGGCCAAGAAGAAGATGAACGCCGGAGACGTCCCCGGGGCCACCAAGGGCAAGGCCCAGACCCTTGAGCAGCGTCACCAGCGCATCATGATCCCCCGGTCTGACATCGAGCTGGACGCCATCCGCCGTGACGCGCTGGCCACCACACAGGCGATGTTCGGCGGCAACCTCCCGGTCTACAGCGGCCCCAACCCGGGCCAATGTCAGTGGAAGTGCGCGTTCAAGGAAGTCCACATCCAGGCCCGGAAGGGCCAGTCCGTACCGCAGCTGATGAAGGACTTCGGCTTCAAGCAGGTACCCACCGAGTTCAACGGCCTTTCGGCCTGACGAGAGGAGACTCCCATGCCCGCACACAGGGGTTCAGCCCACCACCTAGCCGTGCTCACCGAAGACGTGGTACGTGAGGCCCGCCGGGAGTACCGGCTCGGTGGCATCTCCGCCCGGGAACTCGCCGAACGCTACGGCGTGACCTCCGGAGCCATGCGCAGGGCCATCAACGGGGTCACCTGGGCCCACATCACAACGGCCCCCCTGGATGACCGCGATGCCGCGTGACCTGATTCCCGTCCGCTGCCACAACTGCGGTGTCCCAGGGACCGTCACCCGCACCCTCTGGCAGCGCGTCATGAAGCGCATGGCCTGCGGAAACTGCCGCAAAACCACCACCTGGAATGAGAGATGACCCCCATAGGCAAGACCACCGTCGTCCTGATCGCCGGAGCCCGCTGGCACCCCAACCCGGAGATCGCCACCACCGCTCTCGCCCGCTACGTCCTGAACGAGGCCCCCGGATGGGTCATCGTCCGGCACGGAGCCTGCCCCGGAAACCAGTCCATCGACCAGGCGGTATCCGAGTGGATACGCGACTGCGGAGAAGCCCTCGGTGTCCTCGAAGACCCGATGCCCGCCGACTGGGACAGCTGCGGCCCCGGCTGCCCGCCCTACGGGATCATCGGCCACCGCATTTTCAAGAGGCCTGGCGACGTGGCCCACCCCGGAAAGCTGGCCACCTACTGCCCGCAGGCAGGTGTCCGCCGCAACATCGCGATGACCCGCAAGAACCCCCGGGCGGACCGGGCGATCGCTGCCCCGTACGGCCAGTCGTTCGGCACCCGCAACTGCATCGGTCTGGCCCATGCCGCCAGCATCCCCACCACGGTTCTCGGTGACCGGTCCGCTCCCGCTGTTCTGATGGAGGCCCTGTTCTGATGACTGCTGATCTCACCTTCAGCTCCAAGATCGACGTGAAGCTGATCCAGTTCACCGGAGACGACACCGGTATCTGCAACGCGGCCCGCGTCTCCACCCTCGGAGACTTGGCCGAGGGCGCCGGGTGCCCCACCAAGAACGCCGGACTGATCAACTACCTGATGCGGGACCGCCACGGCAGTCCCTTCGAACACGGCTCCATGACGTTCTTCGTCAAGGCCCCGATCTTCGTCTTCCGCGAGTTCATGCGTCACCGTGTCGGCTGGTCCTACAACGAGGAGAGCGGACGCTACAAGCAGCTTGACCCGGAGTTCTACTACCCCGCCCCCGGCCGGAACCTTGTACAGACCGGTAAGCCCGGCGCATACACGTTCGAACCCGGCGACGCCGAACAGTACGGGACCGTGCGGACCTACCTTCAGGACACCGCACAGGACGCGTACAAGGCCTACGAGTACATGCTCAAGTGCGGCATAGCGCGCGAGGTGGCCCGGATGTGCCTGCCGGTGAACATCTACAGCTCCGCCTACGTCACCTGCAACCCGCGCTCCCTCATGCACTTCCTGGGCCTGCGCACCCACCGCCCTGATGCCGCATTCGTGAGCAACCCCCAGCGGGAGATCGAGCTTGCGGCCGAGCAGATGGAAGAGATCTTCAAGGGCCTGTTCCCCGCCACCTGGAAGGCTTTCGAGCAGAACGGACGCGTGGCTCCCTAATGGAACGTTTGATCAAGCACACGCAGCACGTTGCCCAACACCCGTGGCCGGAGGATGTGTATCTCCAGGGCGGGGGCCACGGACTGGTGTTCTCCAACGACGGCAACGACTACATCACCGCGTTCGTAGAGGCCTTCCCCGGTCAGACCTTCTTGCGGGGCGAGGGTAAGACCGTTGCCGAAGCCGAAGACTCCGCCTGGAAGCAGTATCTGCGGTATCGCAACTGCGACGGCAACCTCAAGTTCGGTGAGTGGCACGGTCCGTACGAGCGCCGTCAGTACCGCAACGGCGCCGGATTCTGCACCCGCTGCGGAATCTGGATGAACAAGGTCTTCGAGCCCCTCCCCGAGGACCCCAACCGGAAGCCCAGCCGCCTGGAGAAGTTTTTGCAGGCGGTAGTCAAGGGCGACAACGAGATTCAGCCTGAGGAGCCGGGACAGTGACAGATCAGATGCCCCGCGCCGTCACCCCAGGGGAGCTTTCCGCGATCCTCCGCAGTGACGATGACGGACCGGACGCCCTGTACCCCTGCCGCATCGGCGTTTTCTGCGACGCGTGCCACGCCGTGGAAGAACGGGACTTCCTGGTCAACGACCGGACCAGCAAGCCGGAACGCCTGGAACTGATCCGGGCATTCGCTTGCACTCTGGGCTGGTCCATCAACGCCTATGGGGACTGGTGCCCCCCGTGCGTGGCGGCCGGGAAGGCGGAGGGGTGAACGCGTACTGGAGCTACCTCCTGACCGCTGTGGGACTCCTCGGGCTGTGGCTGGCCGGTCGGAAGAGTTCAGGCGGCTGGGCCGTCGGGATCGGCGCACAGGCCCTTTGGATCGTCTACGCGGTTGCCACCCAGCAGTGGGGTTTTATCGTCTCTGCCTTGCTGTACGGGTTCGTCTACTGCCGCAACTTCATCACCTGGCGCAAGACCGAACTGGAGCAGGAGACCACGGCGTGACTGAGTTCGTCACCAAGGACAGCGGGAAGCGGGAGCAGTACGTCACGGGCATGCAGCGGGACACTCAGGAGGGGAAGGCCCGGTTCGACCTGATGTTCCCAATGGGAGTGCCCTACGAGGAGCAGTTCCTCACCCGCTTCGCCCAGCTGCTGGCCCGAGGAGCAACGAAGTACACGGAGCGAAACTGGGAGAAAGCGGCAACTCAGGAGGAGTTGGACCGCTTCCGAGCGTCCGCCGCACGGCACCTCACCCAGTGGATGGCTGGTGACCAGGATGAAGATCATGCGGCTGCGGTCGTGTTCAACCTGCTGGCCTACGAGACCACGTTCTACAAGGTGAACCAGGTCGAAACAACGGAATGATCCATGCAGGGGGTTGCTGTCAGCGGCCCCCTGTAGTCTGATTACTCCTGCTGCAACGAAGCCTGTTCAGCGACTTGAGCACTGAACTTGACACTCGAAAACGATGTGTCTACCTTAGTACTCAGCGATCCGGCGCCAACCCGGAAGTGACACGTCAACCCGTACAAGAAAAGAGAAGTGCGTGCCTCGCGTAGATGGAAAGCCCGTTCCTCCGGGCACTCCTACCACACCCGCCCTCAGCGCCGTGCCCCCCGTGGACAGCGGCCCGTTCGATCCGATGGAAATGCTCGGACTCGTACCGCTGGAAGAAGCCGCCGAACACACCAACGCGATGTTCTTCGGAGACGCCGGTACCGGCAAGACGTCATGCATGGCGTTCCTCGCCAACCTCCCCGGCGACGGCATCACCGTCATCGTCAACGCAGAGGGCGGCCTGAAGAAGGACGCGCTGAAGCGGCTGGGGGTCGACACCGCCAAGGTAGTGCTCTTCCCCGACCGCAGCAAGGGCGAGGAAATCTCTTACAACTCCCTGGAGACCCTGCTCTACCGCCTGCGTAACGCCCTCCAGAGGTCGCCGGGCTGCATCAAGGGCGTCGGCTTCGACTCGTCCACCGACCTGTGCGCAAGCCTCCTTCAGGACATCACGGCCTACGCCTACGAGAAGGACCAGAACCTTCCGCAGATCCAGAAGGACAAGCGGATGGCCGAGGGCAAGCAGCTCCGCGAGAGCGTCCACGCGACGCAGCTCCAGGACTACGCCCTTCTGACCAACCAGATGCGCACCCTGATGCGCGGATTCCGGGATCTGGGCTGCCACTTCGTCGTTACCGCCCTGGAAAAGGACGACGCGCTCAACGACATGGGCACCAAGGCCACCGGCCCCGAACTGCCCGGCAAGACGTCCGCCTCCCTGCGCGGTTACGTCGACCTTGTGCTCCGCTTCACCGCCGAGACCCTCAAGACCGGCCCCGGACAGCAGGAGACGCTGGTCGTCGCCGAGACCAAGGCCTCCCTGACGAAGCTGTGCAAGGACCGCGACGGCGTCCTCCCCTTCGATCTGGTCAACCCGACGTTCGACCGGGTTCACAAGTACGTCAAGGGCGAGCTGACCGAAGCGAACGACCCGGAAATCGAGCGTTACCGGCAGGTCCGGGCCAAGGCCGAGGCTTTCCGCATGGCCCGCAAGCAGCGCCCCGCAGCCTGATACACCTGAACCGCCAGCACTCACACGCGAGGATAAAAGAGACATGCCGAAGCTGAACCCGAACCAGGTCGCCGCCGCCCAGGCCCAGGGCTACGAGGAGAAGTCCGAGGAGCTGAAGCCGCTGCCGATCGCCGACGGCAAGCCGTACGTGTACAAGCTCGTCGGTTGCACGTCCGGCCCGGCGAAGAGCAACCCGTCCAAGATCCAGTGGACCTGGGAGATGACGCTCGACGGGCTTTACCACCCGGAGTTCGTCGGCAAGGGCTACCTGGAGCGGATCTGGCACTACACCCCCGTGGACGGCGGGCAGGAGTGGGCCATCGCCAAGATGCTGCACGCGTTCGGCTACAGCCCGGACACCGACACGGACGAACTGATCAACGATGAGGCGACCGTCCTGGCGTTCCTCACGCTGGACTCGTACGGCACCCCGCCGAAGGTCACGATGAAGGCCCGCCGGTTCGCCTACCACGATGAGACGGAGTTCCCGCCCGCGCAGGGTACCGAACCGCCGTTCGGCGGCGCCGACGACCCGAACGTCCCGGCTCAGGCCTACGCGTCCGTGGCGGCTGCTCAGCAGGCCCCGAGTGCTGTCGCTGTGACGGCTCCTGCGGATGACCCTTGGGCGAAGGCCCCGGAGACCCCGGCTGCGGCTTCTGTCCCGCCGCAGGCTCAGGCGGACGAGAACGACACGTTCTAGTCCAGGGGTGAGGTAGTGATTCGACCCCCTGCGTGCCTCGCAGGGGGTCGAACTCATGCCCGGGTGAGAGCCCTAGTATGTGCTAGACTGTCACTATTGTGAACAGTACACATATCGACAAGGAGCCTCTCATGGAAGAGCCAACCCGGCAGCGCGGAGCGTCCCCCTCCAAGGCAGCCCGCACACCCGAAGAGGCCATGGCAATCGCCCGCAAGAGGCCCGGCTACAAGGTGCTTGCCTCGCAAGGCCACCAGAAGTTCGGGGCCCGGGTCAAAGCCAACGACATCCGCTCTGGCAAGCGAGGACCCTGGAAGCAGTACTTCGGAGAAGTCCGCACGTCGGCGATGAAGCAGCCCGACGGAACGTACAACGTGTACGTATATGTCGAGCCCGAGACCGCCCCTCTCGACGACTAGCAGGCACCCGAGGTACGCATGGCCTCCACCCGCCCATACAGAATCCGCAACCGCCAGTAGGGACCTTCCAACGCCGGAGGTCCCTACTGGTCTATACAGGCGGTCCTTCGCCGTCCGGGAGTAACCATGCAAACCACAGCACCCGTACAGCACCGGGTCCAGATCCTCCCCTCTCAGCTTCCCGCCGGGCTCACCACACCGGTCGCCTTCGACTTCGAGACCTCCGCCTTGTATTTCGACGAGGGCGGCATCGCTACCGCGTCCGTCGCCTGGTTTGAGAACAACATCGAGGACGCGGACCACATTCGCACCGCCGCGTTCCCCTTCGCCCAAGGAGAGGAAGGCAAGCCGGACTGGAACGGCCAAGAGGCTCTGTTCGGCAGTGCCGAGGACACCAACCTCCCCCTTGAGGAGTGGAAGGCTCTCACCGCGTGGCTCAGCCAGCAGCGGCTGATCGCCCACAACGCCCAGTTCGATGTGATCATGGCCGCCGGTGGGGTCATGTCCTACCGGTGGGGCAACGGATACGGCATCGACCTGTCCGAACAGCTGTACTGGGACACCATGTTGGCGAACTACGTACTGTGGCCCCGGCACCCTCTCGGCCTCAAAGAGACCGCTGACCGGCTGTGGCCGGGCGAAGGCCAGAAAGACTCTCAGGAGCGGCTCAAGCAGCACCTGAAGAACCAGAAGAAGAAGCGCGGCAACAAGGGCGGCGTCCGCTACGACCTGGCCAACTGGGAGGTCATGGAGCAGTACGCCGACGACGATGCGCACAAGGCCCTCCGGCTGTACCTCGTACAGAAGAAAGAGTTCAAGGCCCCCGACCACCCGCAGTACCACCACCTCAAAGCCACTCAGCTGCCCGTCCTGCGGCTCCTGGTGGAAGAAGAGAAGCGGGGCATGCCCTACGCCGTGGAAGCCTCCCGTGCAGCCGCACAGCGCATCGAACCGGTCAAGCAGAAGCTAGCCAGCCAGCTTCCCTTCCTGCCCACCGGAGACCACGCCAAGAACTACTTCTACGGCGACGCGGATCAGACGAACGTCCGGGGCCACAAGTCCTTGGGGCTGTCTCCCGCTTACCGCAGCCCGAAAACCGGAGAACCCTCCCTCAACTCCGAAGCGCTCCGGGAACTGGCCGAGCAGGAAGTTCCGTGGGCGCAAGAGTGGCAGACGTACACCCTGCTGGACCGCGCCCAGTCGATGTACTACAACGGGTGGGCCGACAAGTGCGGGCCGGACAACAGGATCCGCGCGCGGATCCGGCAGGTGGGCACCGTCTCCACCCGGTTCAGCATCGAGCGGGCCAACCTCCAGGCCATTCCTCACGGACGCAAGCTGGAAGGCCTCGCCTTCGTGGGACTGAGCGACCTGCCCACCCCGCGCGCGCTGATCCGGCAGCAGGTGGTCGACACCATGCCCGGCTGGGTCCTCATGGAGTACGACCTGTCGCAGGCAGAGTTGCGCCTCGGGGCCTTGCTGTCCAACTGCAAGAAGATGCTGGAGGCGTATTTCAACGACGTCGACCTGCACACGTTCACCGCTGAGCAGCTCGGAACACCCCGGCAGGTGGGCAAGGTCGCGAACCTGTCACTGGAGTACGGCGCCGGACCGACGACGCTCGGGAACATGATGGTCAAGATGACCGGCGGCATGGTCAAGATGCAGCCCTGGGAGCTGAAGGAGGTCCATGCGGGCTTCCACCGGACGTACCCGGAGCTGAATCAGGCCATCGAGCGGTGGGACAACTTCGCCCGCCGCAACAAGTTCGTCCCGCTGATCGGCGGTCAGAACCGGTATATCCGTTTTGGTGAAGATACCCGTTTGGCCTGGAATCAGCACGTACAGGGCAGTTTGGGCCAGTACATGCTGCACTGGCTGCTGGAAATCGAGGGCATCGGACACCGGCTGGGCGTGCACAAGCGGGCCAAGCAGGACGGTATTGGCGGGGCCGGGCTGCTCATGGAAGTCCACGACTCGGCAATCAACCTGATCCCGGCAGACCTGGAAGAAGAGTTCTCGTACCTGGTCAAGAAGGCAGGCGTGGACTTGTGGCGCGACTACTTCGGCTACATCAACGGAGGTGTCCCCATGAAGGTGGACGGCAAGCCGTTCGCAGAAGGAGAATGATCAGATGAGCCCTAAGTTAGGTGGCGATTCTCCCCGCCCGGGGCGCCCCTCCAGAGAACAAGTGGTGGCCCGTACGCAGGCGATGCAGCTACGCCGCCGCATCCTGGACGAGAACGCCTTCGGTGGTGGGTTCGATGTGCCCGAGGACATCACGCCGACCGAGGCAGCCATCGAGGCGTTCCGGCGGTCTCTGGCGATGGTCCGCTGGATCGAGTCTCAGATGGCGCAGTGGGCCCCGAACTTGCTCCCGCTGACTGAGAACAACTTCGATGACAAGGGCGCGCTCCAGTCCATGCCCTCGCATGAGGCGGCGTGGCTGGACCTGTGGATGCAGGAGCGGCGGGAGCTGCGGGAAGCTATCAAGCTCTGTCACACGATCGGCGTGGAGGAGCGGCAGCTTTCGTTGCAGGAACAGCAGGCTGACGCGATGTTCAGCATCCTGGAGCGGATGATCGATGCGCTCGGGTTGTCGGAGGACCAGCGGCGCCGCGTTCCCGAACTCATGCCGGAGATCATTCGCACGGTGGCGATGCCGTCGTTCGGGGGAACGGTCCACACCCCGCAGCTGTAAGTGCTAGGGTAGATGCAGCGCATCACCGGCGCGGTCCCGCCAAGCCGCTTCAAGCGGCGACGCGGCCGGACCAAAGGTGCAAATGCCCGCTCCCTTCCCAGACCTGGGGGAGCGGGCGTTCTGCTGTCTCGGACCGTAGTAGGGTCAGCACTGTTGCAGTTGATTTGGAGTGTGTTGGTCGGGTCCGACACAGCCGCGCGCGGGGTGGTGCCCACGCACAAGAGCCCCCGCTCTCACTAGGAGAGCGGGGGCTCAAGGCTGTGTGTTCCCGGGAGCCTCTGCCCCGCTTCGCTGATAGGCCCCTGAGCGGACCGTCGATTGCGGGAGGGATTGCGGTTACCCGCGCCCGGCTTGATCCCGGCGAACACTGCGGTACAGCCTAGCCGAAGCCAGGTCACCCCTGTACCGCATACCTTCCCGACCAGACAGCTCGTGTGATCGGGAAGGAGTAACGGAGTCAGCGCTGTTGTATCTGGGCTTCGCGCTGGTCCTGTCCAATCCGGGTGAGTTACGCCAGACCCGGATCACGCTGAAACCCGCTCGGCTAACGCACCGACTGTTCTCGGGGGCCAAGGTTTCCCAGGGCAGACGAGCGGGTTTGTTGCAGGCTTCCCCGCAGATAAGTCCGGTCGCGGCCTGCGGTACGCACTCTAGCACCAAACGAGGGGGAGTCCTAGCACTTCCCTGCTAGGGTAGATCTATGACGAAGCGACCGATCATCCGCTGGGAACGCAAGACCCGCCCCGGCAGCATCTACGGACCGTTCACGGTGTTCCGCGCCAGCAAGACCGGCGGGCCACTGCTCAAGGAGGAGGCCCACGGCATCAAGGACGTCAACGGGTTCATGATCCAGACGAAGACCCGCAAGCTCCTGGTGGAGTTTCGGCGCCGGGGCAACTAACGCATCGGGGGAGGCTTGCAATCCTCCCCCGATCTGCTAGGGTAGATATATCAAGTCCCGGACACCGCCCCCGAGGAGACCGCCGTGAAGCACCGTAAGCCGAGCATCAGCCTGTTCGAAACGGAAGACCACATCTTCCAGCGAATCAGCAACACGGCGTGGGCGTATGGGACCGCCGACCAGCTGTTCGAGGGCGATTACGTCCTCACCTCGGAGCAGTATTACGAGTACCTGGACGGCCAGTACGAATGGGAGCCGGAGCAGCACGTGGCCCGCAACTTCGGGGACTGTGGCGCCCCCATCACCGGCACCGGGGACTACGAGCAGATGATGGCCGAGGAAGCCCGAGCACACTTTTACGGCGCCCCCAACCCCTACCTGATCTGAGGAGAATCCGTGCCCAACGACTACGCCAACGCCTCTGGCGAGGTCTCCGAGGACTACTACGACATCGCCACCTGGAACAACCGGGAACACGAGTGGGAGTTGAACGGCTACTTCCTCACCCTGGAAGAGGGCCGCAAGCGTCTGGCCGCCAAGCGCGGCAGCATCCGAACTACCAAGCGCAACGCGGATTTCCGCCTGGTCCGGGTCCAGGCCACCACCACCCTCACCGAAGTCGACTAGGAGACGTCATGACCGAGAACCCCACCGCCCCCGTATTCACCCCCGACGAGCGAGAGGCCAAGCTGCCCGTGTGGGTCCGGCAGGAGCTTCAGAACCTCCGGAACACCGTGCGCGATCTGCACAACCAGGTGCAGGCAGTCAAGGGGGAACATGCGGGCAGCAACGTCCAGATGCTCGACAAGGCCGGGCTCGGAAGCACCCCTCTGCCGAAGGGCTCCATGGTCAAGTTCGATTCCAACTGGGGCGGTATCACGGTTCACCACGACACAGACGGCCGGGTGCGTATCCAGGGCGACAACACCCTGTTGATCCGGCTGAACGCAGGCAACGCCCTCACTGTCGAACTGGAGTAGCCCCGCTCACCTCGCCTAATCGTCCCGCCTGGATCCCCAGGCGGGACTTTTTGCGTGTGTGCCCGAGTGTTAGGATCAGTGGTAGGCAACATCGGGAGGGCTCATGTGCCGCCACCAGCGGTTTCTTGAACTTGCAGCACGTAATGCAGCGCTCTCAAACTGCCAGTTCAAGCACGGCTCACTGATAGTGCGAGGCGGAGCCGTCCTGTCCAGCTCCCCCAACCGGCACCGCAACCCCCCGGCGATCGATTACCTCGGGTCTTCCGTGCACGCAGAGGTCGCCGCGTTACGCCGCGCCAACGCCGCCGGAGCAACCCTCTACGTCGTTCGTCTCGCCCCGTCCGGACTGGCCCTCAGCCGTCCCTGCCCCCGTTGCTGGACGGCTATCGAGCGGTCTGGCGTGAAATCGGTCGTGTACTCCACGGGCTCCGGATACGAGGTCGAACGCGTCACGGCCCAGTCTCCCTTGATCGCCTGCTAGGAGGTCCCATGAGCCCCTTTGAATCGGCTCCTCTCCCGGAGATACCCACGACCCTTGCGAGCCTGTCAAAGGCCGTCCAGGGGCATTACAAGGAGCACCCTGCCCACACTGCGGGATGTACCTGCCTGGACCCGATGATCATTGCGATTGCGCGCGATTTGCTGCCTCGTGACGGGGAGGGCTACTGGCGTCAGGCTGCGGTGGGCAGTGACCGGACCCGGGACGGTCTGGCGCATGTCCTCACTGAGATCGCCAGGAGGCTCTAGCTGTGGCCTGGGTGCACCCCGCTCTGTCGTCTGAGCGCTTGGAGATGCTCCGTTTCTGGGCGCTGCGGTCGGCGGAGCAGTCCCGGGAGTTCGGGGAGCCGGAGGCCGAGTGGTCGAGCTATCTGGATACGGCAGACCGGGCTGCGGACCTACTGGACCAGCGGGCGCATTGTCACCATACCTCCCGTTATGCGGGTTGCGCTGCGTTGCGAATGCGAGCTTCGGAAGAAAATCGCAAAGCAAGAGACAGCTGCTTTTTCCCTTTGTGCTTAATTTCGGCCAGAAGAAATCGACCTGGTCATATCCGGTTTCATTTCGACAAATAGGAGAGTCCAGTGCCTACGTACGCGTACAAGTGTTCGAATGACGAGTGTCACGCGACCCACGACCTCACAACGTCCATGGAGCAGCGGGGCACCTGGCAGGGGAAGACGTGTCCCACCTGCGGAGACGGCACTCTCCGTAGGCTCTTCACTCCTTATCGCATTCTTAACGCAGGACTCGGAGACATCATCTGACGCAAGGTGTCGTACAACTCTCAACGGGCAGGATTCGGTTGCGAGTTATCGCGCAGGTGCCGTATGTTCCCTGTTACGCGCTAGTAGGAGCAGGTGGCCGTAAACGGCGGTCACTGCGTACTAGCAATAGATTCGGGTGGTAGAGTTCGTTAAGGTTTAGTGTAGAGACATAGGCCACTCGATTCGACCCGAGACAACCTGAGTGGCGCGAACATGGCAAAACGTTAGTAAAGTAGTACTTATCGGACATGCGTCCCGTAACCTGGTTGAAGGACGCGGACCGATCGTTTTGGCATGCGTGCGACAAGCACGACCCAACCCACACCCAGGAGACGTAAGAGCATGCAGACAGAACGAGACAGCCATCTTTCGCCCGAGACTCTGGGCGCCCTCGCTACAGGAGAAACCACGCTGCGGGCGGTGGACCGGGCTCGCAAGCGGGATGAGGTGCAGACCTACTTCGACAACCTCGTTACCGAGGCGTACCAGAAGTGGGTAGAAGCAGGAAAGCCAACAATCCGGCGCGAGCGCCCCGCGCTACGCGTGGACGCCCCCTCACGGGAGCTGGCACAGGAGGTGTGGAAGCGGCTCCGTGCGTCTGCCGTTCACCTCAACGTCGGTATTTCGCTGGACCCCGTGCATCGCCTCGCGGAGGACAAGTGGCGCGTCGCATTCTCCGCACAAGACATGCGGCCCCGGAAGACTACCCGGGCGCGTTAGGCCAGTTGCTAGGGGGACAGGGGCAAAGCGGAGTAATGTGTTCTTCACAAGGTCTCCACTCGGGGGGACGGTGACGGCGGATCGCCGTTTTTGCGCCAGGAGTCGTCTATGCCCGTTTTTACTGCCCTCATGTCATCCGCATTCGGGCCGCAAGACCCTTTCAATGCACTTGTCCGGAATGACCGGACTGAGGATGACAAAAATGTCCGGGTTCTCCCGGTGTGGGTGGCGGAAACACTGGAGCGGGACCTCCAGTTCCGTCAGATAGTGCTGTAACGGCAAGACAGTGGCCCCGGAGAAGCCGACATCTCCGGGGCCTGTTTTATGGGTAGATATAACGTAAGGTTACACGCGGTAACCCCGGCGCTTGCAGTCTCTGCCGCAGAGACTGCGTGAGACGATCCCCACAGAAAAAGTCCCGTGGTTCGTACAACCTTCACGGTTGTTACAGAACCGCGATACACAGGAACCTCTCACCTACTCGTGATGCCTGCTTTACCCGACTTGCTAGCGATCCCGGCGATACTTAGCTGTTTATGAACGCTGCAAGGAAGGTTGCTTCAATGCTCCCGTTAGGGCGGTTACATGCTCAGCCCGGACGTCCGCAGCTACGTCTAGCGGACTATCTCACCGGCTCTCTCCCCTCACCTCCGGCCTCCGTCGACTGGTACAGCAAGGTCAAGTCGTGGCCTATGTACGGGAATGATCAGGTGGGCGACTGCACTTGTGCGGCCGTGGGGCACCTGCTTCAGGGCTGGACGGCATACAGCACCGGCACCGCGTTCACGGTTGCCGACAGCTATGTCCTTGGCCTCTACGAGGACGTCACCGGGTACACCCCGAACGACCCCTCGACGGACCAGGGCGCGTACATTCAGGACGTGTTGGGCTACTGGCGCAAGAACGGCGTGGCAGGTCACAAGATCACTGCCTACGCGAGCGTCAAGGTCTCCAACATGACGCTGATCAAGCAGGCCATCGACCTGTTCGGCGCCGTCGACATCGGATTCAATTTCCCCGCGTCTGCGATGACCCAGTTCCAGCAGGGCAAGCCCTGGAGCGTCGTCTCCGGAGCCAAGATCGAGGGCGGTCACTGCGTCACGGTCGTCGGCTACAAGGCCAACGGCAACCTCGTGTGCGTCACTTGGGGCGCTATCCAGGAGATGAGTCCTGCCTTCTGGACGAAGTACGTGGATGAGGCGTGGGCGATCATCACGCCTGACTGGCTCGACGCCAACGGAAACACCCCGCTGGGGATCAACCTGTACGGGCTGGGACAGGACTTCGCGGTACTCACCGGGTCCCCGAACCCGATCCCGCAGCCTTCCCCGCAGCCTACGCCGGTTCCGGTGCCTGTCGTGGATCCGGACATCCTGGCGGCGTACCGCTCGCTCCAGGTGTGGGCAAAAGCCAACAACGTGGCCTGACCGATGTACGAGTACAGCGCGATCATCCGGAACGTGCACGACGGGGACAGCATCACGGTCGATTTGGATCAGGGCCTGGGGACTTGGAAGCACGGTCTGGCGCTGCGGTTGTACGGCTGCAACGCGCAGGAGCTGGGCCAGCCGGGGGGAGGAGAGGCCCGGGACAACCTGGCGGCCCTCCTTCCGGTTGGTACCCGGGTGACCGTGCGGTCCTACAAGGCGGACAGGGACCTGTCCCAGGACAAGTACGGCGGTCGCTATGACGCTGCTGTCACGCTGCCGGACGGCAGGGATCTGGTGGCTCTTCTGATCGCGCAACAGTGGGTGGCAGCATGGGATGGAAAGGGGTCTCGTCCGGTGCCTCCGTGGCCGCGCACCATTTCAACTGCGGGGCAGGGCAAGTACTGACACAATCAGCGGTATGCCACGTGTACGCCAGTTGAGTGATGAAGAGCTGGAAGAGATCGACGCCGACAAGGAGCGCCGGGACGCCGTTGCTCTGATCCGTCGGTCGTTCTCCGGCCGGGGTGATGGCGGGGCCGGAGTGCGGGAGCGGGGCCGGGAGTTGGCCGATGCGTACCTGCGGGATATTGGTCTGCTGCCCCCGGTGTAGGCCTCACTGAGCGGAAAGACCGGTCGCCCCCACGGCCGGTTTTTCTTTGCCCTCAGATGTGATAGGGTAGACAAAACTAACTGCCCGAGGGAGTTACGCGATGAGCTGGGAAGAGCAGATGCGCGTCGCCATTCAGGAGCAGAGCACCCTCCGACGTACCGTCATATGCGAGCCCGAACACGCAGAAGAGATCCAGCGCCTCGTAACCGCGAACGGCCTGTCCGGGCTCTGGAAAGTCCGCTCTAGCTACGTCTGTCCGGCCGGGAAGATCCTTTTGATCGACGAGACCGCCTTGCGCGCTGCGATCTGGGGCAACACCCAGGATGTGCCCGACATCGCCACCTACTCGCCGACCGAGGAGTAACCGTGTCCGATCTGACCACCACTACCCTGCACACCGTCGTCCGGTGGGTCGCCTCGGACTACGACGGCGAGACTTACCAGGGCTCCTACGACGTCGTCACGAAGGATGTGGGGGCCACCATCGGAGTCGGCGTGTACAGCGGCGAGAAGCTCATCCACAGCTTCTACGCCCACACCCGGTACGGGTTCACCGCCGCCGAGATCGCCCGAGACCTGATCGCCAACACCGTGGAACGTATCCGGGACGACATGGGCGCCAAGTCGGTAGCCGTCCAGTTTTGGCGCGTCTTCCCCACCCTCGTTCGCCAGGCCGGACACAACGAGTTGGACCCGGTCCTCCTGACCGACGCCTGCATCTGCCCCACCGACCCGGCTGAGTACGGTTTCTGCCCTCGTTGGCAGGGCGAAGACCCGGTCTGCCGCAACTAGCCCAAGGAGAAGTGTGCTAGGGTAGATACATCCCGAGCCACCGAGACGAAGGACAAACCATGCACAGCACCCAAGGGCCCTCCGGCCAGTGGTACCAGCACAACGGTGACTTTTCCGGCCCCATCGTCATCACGGATCTGGACACCGCGATCAACAACGAATACGGCTATCCCCGCATCGAGATCCCCTTCGAGGACATCCGCGCCATCTACCTGCGGTACGCCCGCAGCAAGATGATTTCCGAGCTGGAGCAGGCCTCCGACGACGACCTGGAAGCCGACTGGGTAGGGATCGCACAGGAACCCCGGCCGACGGTGTTCCCCAAGATTTCCCCCGTCCCCACCCCGGAAGCACAGGAACGGGAGCAGGCGGCACGCTGGACGCGGGAGTTCCTGCGGGATTCCGAGTCCTACAAGTGGGTCAGAATCGGATCCATCTACATCCACAGTGAACGCCCGTGGGTCCTCGCCCGCGTAGAGGAAGTTCCCGTGGACGGCAGCGTTCACTTTTCGGTATGGAATCCTCTCCAGGGGTACGACTGGCAAGGCGGTGCCGGACTGAAGTCACAGGACTCCTTCATGAGTCTCTACCCCCTCAAGTACACGGGCCCCGCCCCGGAGACCCTGCGGATCGGGGAGTAGGAAAAAGGAAATTCTGGGCGGTTGTGTACGGCATACGCCTGGTATGGCTCGGTAACTAGTAAGCAGCCCTCGGCCTTCGGGTCGGGGGCTGATTCATTTTCAGCGGCGCCTTCCCGACATCTGCGGCGCATGAAACAATCGAGACATACTATTGACTGTGCGTCACTTCCGCCTAGGAGAAACAGATGCCGTTACCCGCTGGATTATCCACGGTCACCGTAAACGGCACCGCGCTGCGCCCCGGCACCGGCGAACCCCTCATCGGGCGTATCACGTTCACCCCGGAAGTCCCGCAAATCATCGACCTCGGATCCGGGACCCTGCTCACCGGATCCGTAGCGGTAGCACCTGACGGATCCGGCAATTACCAGGCAATCGTCCTCGCCCCCGACTCGCCTGGAATCACCCCCACCGGGTGGACCTACCGGGTTGACATGGATTTCGTCGGGGTCGCCCCCAACACGTTTTACATCGCCCTCTCCGCCGCCCAGCCGACGGTCAATATGGGCGATCTCATTCCCGTAGGCCCGACTACCGGCAATGTGGTGGGCGGCGCCACGGTGGAAGGCGACTTGCATGTCACGGGGAATCTCACCGTGGGCAGCGCAGCGCCGGGTGTCATTCAGGCAGCCCCTCACGCGGCCACACACGCCTCCGGCGGCTCCGACCCGGTCACCGTTCAGCAGGCCCAGGTAGCGGGCCTCCCCGCCGCTCTGACAGCTCTCGGAGGCAGCAGGCCCCCATCCGGGGCAGCAGGCGGAGACTTGTCGGGCAGCTATCCGAACCCGGGAGTCGCCAAGATCAACGGGGTCGCGGTAAGCGGAACACCCACAGCGGGCCAGGTTCCGACCGCCACCTCCGGCACCGCCGCCACCTGGCAGACCCCCGCCGGTTCCTTGACCGCTGCAAGCACGGTGACAGCGGGAACAACCGCCGGGCAGCCGTCCAGTGCGGGCAGCGCCACCACGTACTCCCGAGGCGACCACGCCCACGGCACCCCGGCCGTGCCCCGCCTGGACCAAGTCGGCGCACCCACCGCAGACGTGAGCATGAACTCCCACAAGCTCACCGGCCTCACCAACGGATCCGCAGCCTCCGACGCAGCCGCCTTCGGGCAGATCCCCGTCGCAGGCACCGCAGCAGGCACCTATGCCGCAGGCAACGACACCCGCATCACCGGGGCACTCCAGGCCGCCAACAACCTGTCCGATGTGGCGAACAAGGTCACCGGGCTCACCAACCTCGGGCTCCCTGGCAAAGCCTGCGCCACGAACGAGACCAACTCGACCACGACCCAGCAGGCCTCCACCCAACTGGTGGTGCCTGTAGTGGCCAATGCCGTCTATTCGATGATGGGCAAGCTCGCGATACAGACCCCCTCGGCCGTGAACTTCGTCCACGGGTTTACTGGCCCCACCGGGGCCACCATGATCTGGGGCGACTCCAGTACATTCCTCAGCACCATCGGTTCCACTGACAGCTGGTCCGGTACCGGAGCCACCAAGTGGGCGAACATATTCGGGACCCTCACCACCGGCGCCAACGCCGGAAACCTCACAGTCACATTCGCCTCCGGCACCGCTGCAAACACCGCGACACTGGCAGCCGGGAGCCAGATCGTCCTTATGAGGGTCGCATGACGGTCCGTCCGGAACAGCAGACGGCTGTTTCCCGCATTTCGCTTACGGGCGTACAGGAGAACTGAAATGTCGTTACCTCCCGGTTTATCGACGGTCACCGTATCGGGCCGGGTCACTCGTCCCGGTCAGGGCACCAGCCCTGATCCGCTGGTCGGCCGTATCACGTTCATTCCTGACGCCTCGCAGGTATTGGCCACCGCTTCCGGGGCGATCATCATGGGCACCGTCACCGCTGAACCTGACGGCGCGGGGAATTTTCAGGCGGTACTCCTTGCCCCTGATGCCACCGGTATTTCTCCCACCGGCTGGACGTACTCGGTACGGATCGATTTCATCGGGACAACGGATCCCGAGGTTTTCCACATCGTGCTGTCCAAGAACACTCCGACGGTCAACCTGACGACCCTCATTCCTGCGGGCCCGTCTCTCGGCAATGTCACCGGCAGTGCCACCATCTCAGGTGACCTGCACGTCTCAGGGGACCTTTCGGTCGGCGGGACCGCCAGCATTCATGCCCTGCCGCATGCCTCAAGCCACGCTGTGGGCGGCAGCGACCCGGTCACCCCCGCTTCCATCGGAGCCGACCCCGCCGGAGCGGGTGCAGCCGCGCAGGCGTATGCGGACACTCTGGTGCCCAACGACTGGATCAACGTCCGCAAAGCCCCTTACAACGCGGCCGGGGACAGCATCACCGACGACCGTGCGGCCATTCAGGCGGCGATCAACGCCGCGCAGGCACGCGGAGGCGGCACCGTCTACCTTCCCGCCGGTACGTACGGGCTCGGGGCGACGCTGAACATTCCGGCGGGGGACGGCATTCAGATCGTCGGGTCCGGCTGGAAATCCGTCCTCAAGATCATGTACGGGGCGAACTGCTACGCCATCACCTTCCCCGCAGCGGACACCCGCATCGCCATCCGGGACCTGACGATCGACGGCAACTGTGGCAGCCAGACCACCGCTTCAGGCGGCATCTACGCTGCGGGAGCGGTCGCCTGCGACTTCGAGCACATCCACTTCATCGCCTGCCGGGACAGCGCGCTGTATCTCGGCCCGCAGACCGGCGGCGCGTTCGGCCACAACAACCGGGTCGCCCGCTGCCTGTTCGACCAGTCCATGAACTCGACCGGTGCGGGCCGTGGCATCCACATGAACAGCTCGGACGAGAACCAGATCCTGGGCTGCGACTTCGAATATCTGGGCGGATCCGGCGGTACCGGATCCGGTACCGCTTCCATGATCTACGACCAGGCCGGTACCCAGTTCATCTCCGACTGCAACTTTGTCAACGGCGCCAACAACGTCATCGGTGTCCGGGTGCAAGACGCCAAGTCCACCAAGATCAGCGGATGCAACTTCGACGGTCTCGCCGGAACCGCGATCTTCCTCGCGGCACAGCGGTGCATCGTCACCGGCAACACGATTTTCTCCCCGGGGCACTCCGGTACAGCGGGCCAGGCCTCCGGCATCCACCTGGAGTACGGCACCGCAGACAACATCATCGCGGACAACGTCATCACGTCCGACGCGGCCAACGGCATCTCCCGGGGCGCCATCCGCGAAGCCTCCGACGGCGCCGCCGGTGGCAACAACATCAGCAACAACACGATCGTCACCCTGGGCACCTGGTCCTATGCCGCGCTCGACCTCAGCGGCAAGGGCTCCCAGGTAGTGGGCAACATCGGCGGAGGCCTGCCGGGCAACCAGGGACTGTTCATCAACCCCAAGACGCCCGCTTACAAGGCGGTCGGAGACGGCGTCACAGACGACACCGCCGCGATCCAAGCCGCTATCAACGACTGCCCGCAGGGCGGCACCGTCTACCTTCCCAGAGGCGTCTACGGCACTACCGCACCGCTGACCGTGCCTCCCGGGGTCACGCTCCAGATGCCCCGGGCCAGCCTCATGGTCGGCGCCGGTCTCACCAACCCGCCGTGCGCGATCAAACCGCTGGCCTCGTTCAGCGGAGCCGCTGTGATCGTGCTGAAAGACGCGGCCACCGGCGGATATGGCGCCGTGTCAGCGGAACAGCGGCTGACCGACGTCCAGATCGACGGCTCCGGGTACACCGCTACCGCTCTGGACGGCATTCAGGCCAAAGGGAACGTGCAGAACGTCGCCATGCGGGGCGTCACCGTCCGCTACATGTCCGGCAACGGCATCTTCACCGGGGTCAACGCGGGCGCCTACCCGTACTCGTGGCGGCTGTACCGGGTGATGTCCGACAACAACCAGGGCCACGGATTCTCCTTCACCCTGATGACCGACATCACGATGTTCGACTGCCAGGCCATCGGTAACGTGGCCAACGGCTTCAACCTGGTGAACCTGGCCAACAGCCAGCTCACCAACTGCCGGTCCGAATGGAACGGGAACTACGGCTACCTGTTCACCGGCAGCTGGGGATCCGGGGTCAGTTCCGGCGGTATGCAGATGACCGGCTGCTCCACCGACCGCAACGGTTTCGACGGCATCCGCATCGATTCCACCGGCACCGTGCCGTACGTCTTCAGCGGACTCATGCTGCGCCGGGACGGACGTAACGGAGGTGCTGGGGGAGGCGGTTACGCTGCCTTCGCCACCTACGGAGCCACCACCCCGGTCGTGGTGTCCGGACTGACCGTGTTCCCTGGAGTCGACGACGGCGGAGCGGGGACGAACAGCCCGCAGTACGGCGTCAACGTCCAGAGCGTCACCTCCCTGTTCAGCCTGAACAACGCCTACGTGCAGGCGGCTACTACCGCTGTGCGGGATGACGGAACAAACGGTGCGGTGCTCATCGGGCCCGACGTGTTCACCGCGACGGGCACCACTGCTGCCCCTGTCGTTGCGGCCACGGCCCCGTGGAACTGGCTGGGTACCGCTATCGCACGGCACACGGCGGCTGCGTCGAACATCCTGGAAGGCCGGGTGGCCGGTGAAAACTTTTCCCGGGCGGTGATGCGGGCGGACGGGATGATCGTCCTCGGGAACGGCACCGGCGCCCCTGACACGACCGGCTTCTACCGCGAGTCTGCGGGCAACCTGAAGACCGATGCGTTCCTGGTGATGAACGGGAGCGGGCAGTCCAACGGAACGTTCACCGTGTGGGGTGCGGACAAGAAGGCGCTCAAGGCCGGATCCCCGGGCGCGGGTGTGTCGGTTGCGGAGGGCGCCAACGCCCGTTTGGGCGTGGCAACCCTGGTAGCGGGTACGGTCACCGTCTCCAACACGAGTGTGGCGGCGAATACCCGTATTTTCCTGTCCCGGGCTACAGCGGGCGGCACGCTGGGCCAGCTGTCGTACACGGTGAATGCGGGTGTCGGCTTCACGATCAACGCCTCGACTGCTGAAACGTCCACGGTGAACTGGATGCTTGTCGAGCCTGCGTAGGCCTAGCGGTTCTGGTTGTCGTTTTCAGCGGGGATCGTCAGGGACGTATCTCCGCTCGCCGCCCGGAGCAGCGGGAGCAGCAGTCTCCGCTGAAGAGCAGCTTGCAGCAGCAGGCGGTGCAGCTCGATCGCCAGTTCGGTCATGAGGATGCGGCGGTCGTGGTCTTTCCGTCGGCACAGCGGGGAGCAGTACTGCGCTTTTCTGCCGAGACGGCCCAGCAGAAAGGTTTCGCCGCAGCGCAAGCAGTCACGGGAAGGTCCCATTTCAACCATGGTCGCTGGCCTCTCCGGTGTAGGTGTGTTAGGGTAGATACATCGAACAAGGAGCGCTATCATGGAACTGGTCAAGCTCTTTCTCTGGGTCCTCGCAAGCTACTTCCTCATCTGGCTTGTCTGTGCTGCCCCGTACGTGGTGTTCATAGCCTGGGTCAAGCGCACCTGGAGACTCAAGCGTAGACAGCACCGCGCCCGCCACCGGTCTTGAAAGGGTAGATACATCATGAACAACCAAAATCCCCATATCACCCCCAACAACGACGGTACGGTAACCGTCACCCTCACCAGGGCACACGTCCGGGACCTCCTGGAGGACACCGAGAGTGCCTCCCTCCCCGGCCTCGCCAGCGCCGACACCACCGACTCACTGCTCATCGGCCTCAAGTCCTGGTACCGCAACGCCTGACCTGCAAAAACCAGGCACAACCCACGTCACCCCCCCTTGAAAGGCATACCTGTGAAGACCCGTCACCTCCTCGCCGCCATAACGCTGGCGCTCCTCCCGCTCACCGCCGCGTGCAACGGTTCCACGGACGACCCGAAGCCGTCCCCGTCCAAGACCGCCACACCCGCCCCGGCGGCCGACCCCACGACGGAAGAGCCCGCCCCGGAGTACACCCCGGACACGTCCGACTTCCTGATGACGGTCAAGACCACCCAGCGCCAGTGCTTCGGCTACGGCGTCGGCTGCAACGTCACCGTTGAGCCGGACGTCACCTACATCGGCACCGACACTATCGACCCGGACAAGACGTACTCGCTCACCTACGAGATCCACGGTGACGAGAGCGGCCCCGTGATCGATACCCTGACGCTGTCGAACGGTACGGACCTGCACTACCACTCGTCGATGCTGTCGACCGCCGGTTCCTACACCAAGATCAGCATCGAGATCACCGACGTGGAAGAGACCCTCTGATGAACGACTACTTGGAAACTCAACGGGATATCCGCCGACATGCCCTGGAGATGGCAACCCGTAGCAGCGTTCCAGGAACCGGCACCATCGCGGTAGTAGACAGAGCGCACTACTACGCGCACTACCTGAACGGGGACAGCACCGTCAACTGCAACAACAGGTGCCCCTTCGCCCCTCCCAAGGTCACCGGGGGACTGGACCTCGGCAAGGACTGACCCCGGACAGCGAGAAAGCCCCTTCCGACCGAACCGGAAGGGGCTTTCTCTGTGCGTGGGGAACCTGCCGCCTGAACGGCACAAAGTCAGCGGTTGCGCGGGTAGTCCTCCATCAGAACCGCCCACCGGGCCACCATGTTGGAACCCTCGGGGCCGATCACGGCGTTGGCGGGGACACCGTTCGCGTAGCACTCCGCTACAAAGTCGGTGACCGCGTCCAGCGTCGGGGCACCTGCCATGGGACGTACAAACGTCTTGGGGCGCATCGGGTGGATGTTCTGATATTGGGCAGCCACTTTCGGGTCCAGGCGGGGCAAGGGGTCCTCCAGGGCAGACAAGATGGGCGACAGGTTCTCGGACATAATCTACCGCTATCCGTTGCGAAAATCCCACCCGGTATCGGCCAAAGAGATATGCTCCACAATGGTTGAGTCGCCTGCTTCAACCGCTCCAACCGCAGCCCCTGACGTCTCATCTCGTCGGGGGCTGCGGTGTTTTCACCCCGGCTACCGCTGTAACGGTATCTCTACCCTCCAGATATGCTAGGGTAGAGATACCATCGTTATCAGGGGGCTACCAGTGGCATTCCGGGACGACCTCCGCCCACGCGGAGAAGACCATCACAAAGCAGTCCTGACCTGGGCAAAAGTCAGGGCCATCCGCACCAGATACGCGCAGACCCGCGAAAGCGTCCAAGGCATCGCAGACGACTACAGGGTCTGCCGCAGCACCGTACGCGCCCTCCTGGAAGGCAAAACATGGAAAGATCCGGAGTACACCCCACCTGACCCCCCAGGGGCCAACAAGGGGGAACGGGCCCACACCGCAGTACTCACCCTGGACCGGGCCAAGGAGATCCGGGTGAGATACGCAGCAGGCGGGACATCCATGGAAAAGATCAGCCACGAGTACGGCGTCAGCGTCATGACGATTCACCGGGTCATCTGGAACAAATGCTGGAAAGACCCTCAGTACACCCCACCGCTCAACCGCTGAAACGCCACGACCCCCGACAGATACATCGTCGGGGGTCGCGGTGCGTCTGGGTCTCAGGTATCCGGACTCTCCAGCCCGTCCCGGATGTACGCCTCCACCGCCCGCAGCTCATCATGAGACGACAGCTCCATCGACGCCTCCCTCCCGTTCAAAGACAGCATCAGGATCGGGTTCTTCCCCTGCCCGAACACCGCCATCGCAGCCCACGCCCGGATCTGCTGATCATCCGTCACGACTGCTCCCTCTCCGCTTCGAGATACTTCCGAGCCTGCTCCAGCTCACCCGTGGACGGCTTCGTACCCGGACCGTAAACGCCCAAAGAGACCACCCGGTCATCCCCCGACTCCGCGAAGGTGTGCGTGTAGGCCAGATCGGGCTTACAACGCGTGGCGAACTCTCCCCGGTTCAACAGGAAGACGCCGATAGCAGCGGAGGGGAGAGTCCCCTCGTCGTCCTCCCAGGCCTCCCAGACGAACCCGATCAGCGGGTACACCTCATGGAACGGTGCCAGCTCAGGTTCGACCGTGGCCACCATCACGTGGTAAGTGAACCCGGGAGGTGCAGGACAGATCTTCCGCTTACTTGTCATACTGGTTCTGCTCCAAACGCTGCGAGGCCCAAAAGGCCCGCTGACCTGCGGTAATTGGTACTTGTTCTTCGATGTTTAACGTGGCATGATCCTAACATTGTTGAAGGAGGATCAGCTATGTCCAAGAACACCGCTTTCATCGGGTTCCGCGCCCCCGAATGGATGGCAGACGGCATCAAGGCCGTCGCCGAGAAGCGCCGCGTACCCGCCGACTCCATCGTCCTGCGGTGGGCCCTCGAAGACCTGCTCGCCCGGGAAGGCATCACCGAACCCGACGCCGAACACACCGCAGCCTGACCCGACCCCACCACCCTGAACTATCCGTACCGTTGGGAGTGGAGAGACCCCAAAATGGGTCAGACGATCAATCAGCACACCGAACAGGACCCGCAGACACTCGCTACCGGGACGCTCGACACCGGCTATCTGTCCTCGGTCAACGGTGTCCTGTGTGTCCAGGCGATGAAGACCGTTGAAGTAGACGGCAAAGAGAAGCGGGTGGAAGTCCCGGAGGAGTACGCCAACTTTGACATCAAAGCCCGTGCGGTCATCCGAGACGACACCACCAGTACATGGGACGTCCGGTTCACCCGCAAAGCAGACGGGGCGCCCATCGACGACCTCGTACCCGCTGCCGTCCTCACCGACCGCCGCAAGACCGAAGCGTGGCTGGCAAACCACGAACTGACGTGCGGAGACCCCATCGGTATCCGGGGACGCTTCCAGCCGGGACAGCGGATCATGCGCTACCTGATTCACCAGAAGCCCAAGCCCGCGAAGATCGTGCGGCAGCTCGGCTACCACGACCATCTCCGGATGTTCCTCACCCCCAAGGGCGTGATCATCCCCGGAGAGATCGACTTCGACAACGCGCTGCCGTACCTGCCCGCTTGCAAGCTGGACAAGACGAACCCGCTGCCGTTCTCGTTCGGGTTCTCCCACCGTGGCGTCGGCGAGGTGCGGGAAGTCCTCGCGGAAGTCCTCGGGTTCCATGATGAGACCGCTACCGCTCTGTTCGCCTCATGGTCCGTTATGTCCCTCATCCAGTCCGCTCTGATGAGCTACGTGGACCACTTCCCGGTGTTCGCGGTGGAAGCACCGTCAGGTACCGGCAAGACGACCGGCGCCCTGTCCATGCTGGCTGAGCTGCTCACCGGCTACAGCATGGGAGAGTCCCAGACGACGCTTCCGGTGACCCGGGATCTCATCGCCTCCACATGGTCCGGCTTCATCCACACAGACGACCTGGATGACCCCAAGCGCCTGTTTGAGCTGTTGCGTCTGTCGACGGCGAAGGGCACCGCCGGTAAGAAGGTCCCGGGTGCTACGGGTGCGTTCGGCAGCAACGGTCTGATCCAGCTGACGGGTTCCATGTACATCACGGGCGAGTACCTGGGGATGAACGAGGAGAAGGCTCTTCTGGACCGTGTGGTGAAGATCGGTCTGACGTCGCCGGTGGACCGCAAATCTCTCCGTCCGGGCCGTGAGCACGTGTCGCAGGGACGCGATTTGAAGGAGATGCAGCGGAGGTATCCCCGGGAGTGGGGTGGTCTGGCTGCGATTTCGGCCACGGTGATTTCCGAGGTTCTTCTGTATGTGGACCGGCTGTGTGAGCTGGTTGATCTTCTGAGGCCTTCCAGTGGTCGTGCGGGAGACAAGTACGCCGTGCTGCTCGCGGGGGCACGCATGGTGGACTGCCTGCTCGGTGACACCTACGCCTGGAATGGCGAGGGCATGACAAGCCAGCGGGTGCAGACCTGGGTGAACGGAGAACTCAACACCACCAGCTTCGACGGGGACAACAAGCTGACGCTCAAGGTGATCCCGGAGATCCTGGCGCTCGGCCTCCGCCCGGGGGAGTCGTTCAAGGGCGTCAAGATTGAATACCCGCCGTGCGGGTTCCACCGTCACGCCCGCAGCGGAGAGGTCCGGCTGTTTTTCCAGGACAACCTGCTCCCGCTGTTCTGGGAGGTGTTCAAGGGCGGTCACAACGTGGACAAGCGGACCGAGTCGGCATCGTCGCTGCGGGGGCAGGCCGAGGGTATGGGGTTCATCAAGAGCCAGCAGATCATCATCGAGGGGGTCAACCGACGGGTGTGGGTCGCTCCGCCGGAGGTGACGGAGACGATGCTCCAGCGGGTCCCTGATAGCACCGTGTACGGCTAGAACTGCTAGGCGGTACTGCTAGCGGCACTGCTAGAGCAAGAATGTGAGAGGCTATCACCTCCGAGGGGGGAAGTGATAGCCTCTCACGCTTTTCCAGTTCTAGCAGGAGCGCTAGCAGTACCCGTAGCACCAAAGACACCCCCTCTGATCAGGCATATAGCAGTTCTAGCAGTTCTAGCAGTAATTTTTAGCCTTACGCGCGTACTCTCCTCCGTTCCTGTCTTGGGGGGTCTATCTCACTATGGGGCTCACGTTTCCGAAATCACTGCTAGTTGCTAGACGATCATGGACTCAGTACAAAAACAGGGCATGACAGCCTGCTCAGTGCACACCCGTACACCACTACTAGGGCTTGAAACATGCATGCGCATGCATCTACCATCAGCCACTAGGCCCCGCTCGACGGGGCTTTCTCTCGTGGAAGACCCAGACACCCAGCGGATAACGCGAAAAACTATTTCCACTAGGCGGAAGCCCTCCAGGGGTCGTGACGACTGCTATTCGTCGTATCTGTGCTCTCGCGCGTGTAGTGATCTCCGGTCTTGGCGCGGCTGCCGGGTGTCCTTGTATCTGGGGGCATCCGGCTTTTTGTTGTCTCCGGGTGTGGTAGGGTAGATATATCAAGTCACGGACACACCGATCCGAGGAGAGTTCCATGGACACCCAGTACACCGAGCAGGCCCTCATGAACCTCGGCTTCCTCCCCGTCACCCGGAACAACGGGATCACCTACGGCGGCTTCGAGGTCACCCGGGAGGACAACGGCGACTCCAGGATCGTCTACGTGCTCGCCACCGGAGCCGACCGCTTTTCCACCGAGGTGCGCCGGGCCACCGTAGGCAGCTACATCAGCCGGATGGAGCGGGAACTCTCCCGTAAGGGCTGGAAGGTCACGATGTTCGAGCCGGACACCGGCACGGACTTCTGGCTCCGGGTTCAGGCGGAGGACACCGCTTACCAGCTCCCCGGGGAGACGGAGGAGGCCTATACCGAGCGCATGGATACTGCGTCCGACCGTGCTGCCTGGGCTGCTCAGGACCGGTAGATCCTTCTGAAGGGGGAGCAGCGGTGAAGCGACAGACGGTCAAGGCGGCGCGTACCCGGCTCCGGTGGATCGCGTATCAGGTGGGCTGTCACGGTGTCCTGGAGATGCGGTACAGCCTGGTAGCGGGTTTCTCGGGGCAGACCCGGGTGACGGAGCGGACGGGTTCGAGCGGTGTGGTGGTGGTGCCGTGGAAGCATCCGGCGTACTGGAATCCGGATGGTACGGAGATTCCGGATCTTTGATCGGGGAGCAGCGGGGGTGTGACCCACAAGGGGTTGCATCCCCGCTTCCTCATGTGCTAGTGTAGATACATCAGAACACGGAGACACCACACCGAGGAGATTCCGATGATCGAGACCACCGAGACCGGCACCTTTGAGACCGTGAAGCTCCGCCAGCTCCAGAAGGGCGACACCTTCAGCGTCAAGCTCCACGGGCAGTACGCCTGGGGGGACAAGGTCATCCAGGGTGTTCTGGTCGGCGGTTACACGGTCGTCGGGAACGCCACCAAGTGGCACATCGTGATCCAGCTGGAGACGGGCAAGCGGATCACGCGGCAGATCCACCCGAACCACCCGGTTCGCCGGTACATCTGAGGGAGCGGTACACCAGAGCCCTCCGGAGAGATCCGGGGGGCTTTTTCTTTGTCAGGGGTTGTATCTACCCTAGTACTCGTGTAGAGTATGAGTATCAGCAAGGGACACCAAACCTAGGAGACTCTGATGTTCTTCAACCTCCCCGACCTCGGCACCGACGAAAAGTACCTGATCCAGGGTGGCGGCCACTACAACTCCTCCAGCGCCTCGGCTTACACCGTGAAGGCCGCCCGGGAAGCGTTCAAGAGCATGAGGAGCCAGTACTCCTCAGCCACGATCACTATCGTCAACACGACTACCGGCGTTGGACGGATCGTGAAGTCCTGGGAGCGCTGAACCCCTGCTGATACACCGAGAGCCCTCCGGAGAGATCCGGAGGGCTTTTGTGTTGTCTGGGCGCAGCAGAATGTGCTAGTGTAGATATATCAGTAAGGGACACCACGAAGGAGACCCCGATGAACGCCGCCAAGACCGTCGCCACGGCCCTCATTGCCGCCACCGCCATCACCGGCCTCACTGCCTGCGACCCCGGCACCGAGCCCACCGGAATCGTCACCAGCCGCGCCGGAGGCAACCCCATGGCCGGTAAGGGCGCTACCCTCCTGATCACCGCGAAGGACGGCAAGACCGCCCACGTGACCATCCCGGCCGGTGTGTACGAGAGCTGCCACGTCGGATCTCAGTACCCCAAGTGCAAGTGAACCCCTGCTGATACACCGAGAAGCCTCCGGGAAACTCCGGGGGCTTTTTCGTTGTCAGGGGTTGTATCTACCCTCTCACTCGTGCTACTATTTATCTATCAGCAAGGGACACCACCACCAGGGAGACCCAAATGTTCCGGAACCTCTTTTCCGCCAAGACCAATCAGGAGCAGTACGGCACCCCGTGGCTGATCACCTCCCACGACGGCTCCGAGCACCGCCCCTTCGACTCCTCGGAGAACCTGCTGGAGCTGCTGGACTACCTCTGCCCCACCCCGGAGCGCCCCGTCACCCTGGCCCACGAGAAGACCACCCTGGTGGCCACCGAGTACTCCCAGGCCGTGCGCTTCATCTACGCCCACGCGCTGTACTCCTGATCACTCCGAGCACACCGAGCCCTCCGGGAAACCGGGGGGCTTTCTGCTGCGCCCTGTTGCACACCGTCTACTCGATGTGCTAGGGTAGATATATCAAGACGGCGCACCACACCGAGGAGAGCCCCATGTCGAACACCACCGGCCTCACCGTCACCCGCGAGATCCGTGGCGGCACCGCCCACTGGATCCACATCACCGGCCCGATCGCCCTGGACCGCAACGCCCCCCGTAAGGCCGGTGCAGCTGCTCGCCAGTGGGCGCGGGACCTCGGCAAGGGCCGGGCGTACCGGGTGTCCGGTGGCGGCTCCTACAACTGCGACGAGTCGGGCGGCCAGGGTACTTTCCGCTACAGCGTCTGCTACGGGTTCGAAGGCTGATCGGGGCGTAGCGAGAGGGTCACGGCCTACGGGTTGTGGCCCTTTCTCGTATGTGCTAGTGTAGATATATCAACCGGGAACACCACACCGAGGAGAACCCCGATGCTCACCTCCGCGCAGATCGACCAGGCCATCAGCACCCGCGCACTCGTCCGCATCTCCGACACCCACGGGTGGGCACCGGGAGTCACCGGCATCGCCATGGGATTCCGCCCCAACTACGGCACCATCAAGATCGGATTCGTAGACGGAAACGGCAAGTACACCGGAGAGTTCACCGTCGTCTCCTACAAGAGCGTCGAGCTGGTCGAACCGATGATCATGGAAGAGTTCGAAACCGTCGAGATCGACGAGATCAAGGCGGGCGACGAGATCAGCTTCAAGGATCTCTACGAACAGCGTTACATCCGGGGCACCGTCACCGAGATCACGGCCTCCCGCGACGGCTACAAGGACCCCTTCATCCCCTCCGTACGCAAGGCCAACGGATTCAGCACCCACCCCGAGATCTCCCCCGGCACGCCCGTACGCCGCTACCTCTGATCCACCCGCAACACCAGGGGCGCAGTCACACCGGCTGCGCCCCACAACCATTCAGGAGACACCATGCGCACCGTCCGCATCACCACCCGCACCCTCGAACCCACCCTCACCCGGGACAAGCGGATCCGCGTCCGTTCCGCAGACGGCACCGTCGCCGACTACCCCTGGGACCACCGGTACGACGCACCCGAGGCACACCAGGAAGCTGCCCGCAAAGTCGCCGTGATGGAGAACCCCAACCAGGAGATCACCATGCAGCGCACGGGATCCGACGCCATGGGATACACCTTCCGCGCGATCATCGGCCGAGCCGAAGCGGTGGACCGGATCCGCCAGGGCAACGCCGAAACCCTGGGCAGGCTGAAGGACCAGTAAGCGGGGGACGGCTGACACCACGGGGCGCAGCCGCTACACCAGCTGCGCCCCCTTGATCATTCAGGAGACACCGATGGAACGCCCCCTCACACCCCTCATGCACACCGCCCTCGAACAGATCCGGGGAGGCGGCGAAAACTACCGCTACGGCCCGATCACACCCTCCCTGAACCGCCCCACACCCGTGAAGCCGTCCGACCTCACACCAGTCATCTCCGGCGGCCTCCAGTGGCGCACCGTCGCCGCCCTCGAACGCCGGGGCCTCGTCGAGCTGGTCCCGTACACACCGACCACCGGACGCGTCGTAGCCGTACCCCAGGAGGACACCGAATGAGCTGGCTCAAGCGGATACACCGCCGATGGCGGGCAATCGTGCTGCACGCGGTACTCCTGGAAACGACGGAGCTATCCGGCGGCTGCCAGTGCACCGGCTGGGACGGCTGCCCCAGCCCCTCCGCCTGCGGTACACCCTACGGCTGCTACTGCGGCGCCTGAACACACCAGGAGACCACCGATGAGCAGTGAAATCCGCCGCCTGGAGATCACCTACACCACCGCCGACACCGACAAGCAGCACGCCCGGGGTCTGTCGGTATGGGAGCAGATGAGCCACGACGAGATCAGCGAAGACCTCGCAGGCGCCCTGAACCAGGCTCTGAAGACCTGGTACGCCCGGGTAGGACACCGGTACCTGGCATGCGAGCCGGAAGGGTTCGCGTAACACCACTGGACGGCTTACAGCGGGTGTAGTCTGGCCGTCCTCCCTCTCGGGGCGGATGGATTGATCACGGAAAAGAGTCTCTCCGGTTGGGCCTAGGAACTCACGGCCGGAGGGGCTCTTTTCTGCTGTCCGGGGTTGTGTCGGCACACCGAGGCATGCTAGGGTAGATATATCAAGCCGGACACCACCAGGGAGACCGAAATGATCGAGACGCCCATCCTCAACGACATGATCAACACCCCGGCGGAGTGCGACCTCGGATACGACGGCTGCGAGGGAACGGCGACGCAGTACATCGACCACCCGACCGGAGAGGCGCTGGGAGAGGACACCTGGGGCATGGTCTGGGTATGCGACGGGCCGTGTGCGTACCAGGCGGCGCGGGAGTCCTGATCAACCCGATACACCAAGAGCCCTCCGGAAAACCCCGGAGGGTTTTCTCGTGCCCGGGATTGCACACCGCCGGTTCGACATGCTAGGGTAGATACATCAGCAAGGGACACCACCACCGAGGAGACCCAAAATGACCACCACCCTCACCGCCATCGCCGCCGGTAACGCCATCGCCCGGGTCCGTATCATCCTGGACAAGCTCGGAGCCTCCTACACCGTGCAGCCCGGCCTGTACCAGTCGAAGATCGCCGTGAACGCCGCGTCGACCCTTCAGGCGAAGATCGTCCGAGCCAAGCTGAGCCAGATCGTTCTGGTCGCTGGCTGACCCTGATACGCCAAGCCCCCTGGGAAATCCCGGGGGGCTTTTGTGTTGCTGCGCCCAAGTCTGATGTGCTAGGGTAGATACACCAGAAGGAAACACCACACCGAGGAGATTCCCGTGACCACGAACTACATCGAAGCCCCCGCCGGAGCCCTCGGCAAGGACATCCCCGCCAACTACCTGATCAAGGTCGGCGGCAAGGAGACCCTCACCACCGGAACCGTCCAGAGCGTCCGCCGCGTCGGTGAGATGAAGATCGAAGTCACCCTCAAGCACCGCAAAACCGGAGAAATCCACACCAACATCCTGGACGCCCGCCAGACCGTCCACGTATGGGCGATCTTCCTCCAGGACAGCTACACCCAGGAAGTCCAGAACGGGCTCCCCTGGGACGGTGTAGGCGAAATCTGGACCGAGGGCCTGGTGAAGCAGCTGCGAGACCGCCTGAAGTCGAACATGTGGACGTTCTCGGGTATGCCGATCGAAGCCTGATACACCCCGCCGCGCCCCCCAGGGACCTCCTGGGGGCTTCCCGCTACCACCAGGACACACCGTGACCGCACGGGCAACCCTTCACTACGCCTCCATCCGCCTGTACCGCCTACGCCTTTTCCACGGCCGGTGGTACCCCACCACGTACGAACAGCCCCTGCATGGCCGCCCCTACGGCGCAGTCAAGCTCACCCGGGAGAAACGCCGATGACCCAAACCCGTGAACGCCGCATGTACCTGTACTGGAAGGCGTTGAAGCACGACCGGGAGTACATCCACGGCTGGCACAAGGGCTGGCTCCCCGGGCGCCTGATGATGACGGCCCGACAGTTCAAGACACCGATCCGAGAAGTCCGCGACATCCTGGATGCCCAGAAAGGCCCCACACCGTGACCTTTGCATCCGAATCCCCGGAAGACGCCGCCTGGTACGCCCTCACAGGACTGCAACGCCGCCTGGTGGAGAACTACATGGCCGCCATGGAGGATCACCTGTCCCAATCCGACTCCCTGCTGGACCGGCCGAACGCGCTCACCCTCATGTTCATGTTCGACGTCGAACCGGAAGACGCCATGGCCGCAGCCAACTGGTTCGCCCGGATTGACGCTGAGGACCGCATGAGGGACCGAGTCAACGCAATCCTCCGCACCGGGGAAGCCCAGATGGGGGGCTCCGATGGCTCGTAAGATGCCCCGATTCATCTGCCCCGGCTGCAAACGGGATGTCGCCGGGCTGCCCACCAAACGGATCGGATACGCCTCCCTGGCGGATCACAAGAAGGAGCGCCGCGCTCTGGTGCTGTGCGGGTGGTCGGAGTCGCACGTGCCGTTGAAGGACGCTAGGGCGTGGCAGGA